TCCGCATCAAGTGACTTTGAGGACATCGTGGCATCGGGGATGATTAACCCGAATGCAAAGTATAAGTTCTTCCGTTCAAGTGTTCCTTTCTTCGCATCGGACGCAGAAAGGGATACAGCGCGAAGGGCGGTGAATCAGGGATTCGACATTACCAATGCCACGGTCAGTAGTACGGTGGATGTGACGGGAATAGCCGACAAGTATGACAATGCGGACGATTACAACGGATGGGAGTATCTGCATCCGCGAGGAACATCCGTGAATCCTCCAGAGTATAACCGAATCAGAGACATGGACGGATACAAGCATGATGCCCTTCCGTTCATAGGTGGATGGTCAGTACCGTCCCGCATTGCAAAAGACTTGAACACGCAGATTTCCGCGACTTTCATCATTCCGCAGGAGGGGACGGACAGTCTTACATACAGGGACTTCCCTGCCATCGAGAACAGCTACATCGGAATAGAGCTTGTAGCGGGTGACGGTACTACTCAAAGGCTGACATCTGCAAGCCCTATCAAGAATGCAGGAATCTCGGTCGAGCTTCCGTCAGCGGGATTGGCAGTAGGCACATATCGTGTATATCCGTTCTTCTCGTCCGTGAAGATGACGGCTACGGACGGAAACATGATAGCGCCCGCTAATGTCTTTACCGTTCCTTATGTCAAGGGCAAGACTATGGTTGTGGCAGAGAAGGCTATCGTGATAGATGTTACATCATATTACAGTGGAGCAACAAGACTGACATACACCATCACCGTGACTAATAACAGCCTCGGAGCGATAACCATGACGGGCAATGAAGTCAGGCATCGTCTTTCGGGTAAGAACTGGGATGACCTTATCGCAACCAACGAGACCTTCGTCGAAGGTACTCCTGCGAACTTCGTCATTCAAGGCGGAGAGACAAAGAAGATTACGGGAACGATTACGGTCAAGACATCCATTGTGGCAGGTATGCAGTTCATGGTGCAGCTCAATGGTAATTCGGACTACCGAGCTTCAAGGCCTGTTGACCAGACTATACGGCCATCATAACAACTCTTAAAACAGATATACAATGAAAAGAAACACAGCAATCGCGATGTACCAGGCAGTCCTGGGCATCAAGCTCAACAAGATGAGTGACGAAATGACGGACGCGATCCTCGGCAACACTCTTGCTCTTTCAGAGGTCAACAGCACTCTCGGCAAGGCGCAGGAGGAACTGAGGAAGAAGACCGTCGAGACCATCGACAAGGAAAGGCTCACGGCTTACGACGAGCTGACAACGAAGATGAACGCCCTTGAAGGCATCAAGAGGTCAGCGGTTCAGGCTGTCATCAACGACAACTACAAGGATGTGCAGACCCAGCTCAAGAGACTCAACAAGGCTCTCGACAAGTGGCTTGACAAGGATGTATCCATGGAGCTGACGCAGGTGGACCGCAAGGAGTTCTGCAAGGCATGCAGAGAAGCGGAGCAGAACATCACTCCTGCGACCATGCAGGTGCTTGCTCCTATGTTCAAGGGATATGTCGAGCCTAAGACCGAGGTCGACGATGCGGAGATCGCAGAACTTCTGAAAGATTAACCCCTTAAAAACGATACAGACATGGGAAACATTACGAATCTTGCCACTACTGGCAACTACACAACAGAGCAGGGCGACCTCAAGGTTACATTCGGCTTCGCTGTCGATAACGCCACAGCAAAACTCAAGACCATTACAGGAGGTCAGGTGATGGAGAACGACAAGTCTCTTGCCGACTTCAATATGTATGACCACTTCGGTCCAGAGAATCAGCGCGTGCAGATGAACCTTCTGAAAGGCAGGGAGGTTGAACTCGCGACCGCTATCGCAGAAGCAATCTCAGGTCTTGAAGCTAAAATCGCTAATGGCGAAGCTTTCTAATTCATGTTTGCTAACTGCTTTTTTAGTCTATTCTATAGCAAAAATGAGAAAGAAAAAAATGTTAAATCTGTTAAAATTGGTTATTAACGGTATAAAATTTGTTATATTTACCAATAGAAAAAGTTGCCTTTTCTAGAGAGGCACTTAGGTACATTTTTATTAACATTCTGATTTATAATCATCATGAAAAATTCATGTGTAGAAGAAACCATCGTGGTTCCTGACAATGGAGGTAATAACTTCCTCGCGGGCATTCTTGCATCTGCTTGTCAGCAGAAAGGTCTTGATGCTAACGCTGTTCTCACTATGTGTGGCGGTCGGAATGGTGGCTTTGGCAATGGTGGCTTTGGTATTGATGCGATTATTGCTCTTATCGTAGTAGCTGCTATTTTCAATGGCAACAACGGCCTCGGCTTTGGTGGTAATCAGAACAATGGCGCAGGCTTTACAATGGTTATGGACGCTATTCAGCGTAACGGCATTGACATCAGCCAGCTTGCAAGTACTCTCAACTGCTCTATTGGACAGGTTCAGACAGCCATTCAACAGGTTTCAAGCCAAATTTGCAATGTTGGCAACCAAGTAGGTATGACTGGTCAGCAGGTTATCAATGCTATCCAGCAGGGTAACATGGCACTTACACAGCAAATCTGTAATTGCTGCTGCGATCTCAAGAGCCTTCTCAGCAACCAAACAAACACTCTTCAGCGCGACATCAATTCTGTTGAGAACTCCGTTCTCAGAGCTGCTTCTGACCTCGGCTACGCTACTCGTGACCAAACTTGCGCAATCGAGAAAGCTGTTGCAGCTTCAACAGAAGCTATTCTCGCCGGCCAACGTGCTGCTGAGATGCGTGAAATGCAGCGCGAGCTTTCTGAGCGCGATCGTAGAATTGGTGAGCAGGCTGTTGTTATCAATAACTTCCAGCAGTCACAGGCTTTTGGCCAGATGCTTGGTCAGGCTCTCGCACCAGTCAATGCTGCTGTTGCAGGACTTGTACGTGATGTTAACGACATTCAGTGCAAGCTTCCGGAGACTAAGGTTATCTCTTGTCCAGATAACTATGTGAGAGTAAATACAGACGTAAGGTCAGCTTATCAAGTAGTTCCAGCTTGTGGCGGATACGGCTACCCATACGGCGGATACGGCTATCCATACGGTCTGTGCGGTAATAACGGAGGTTGGGGTTAATCAGTAAAAAAGGAGGTTGATATGTCATATCCAATAGCTCCATATATGCTGGCTAATAGCCAAGGCATACCACGTCTCAGAGCAACGGCGGTGACTGTCACCGCTACTGAGGTACGTTTCAGTTTCCAGAATCATCCATTCCTTAACGCTCCTTTCATCGGCAAATTGCTGTTTAAGTTGCCTGCTATTCCAGCTGGCACTACTGAAACTTTGCCAGTAGTATTTGCTACAAATGGCAATTCTCAGGCGGCTGTGAATTATGATACAGGAGAGCCACTGACTGCAGCTGACGTCGCTAGAGCTGGCATCTATGATGCTATCTATGACTCAGAAGATGGTGTGCTCTACGTACATCCTACAACAGCACCAACAGCTGCAGCAGGAGCATCTAACTAAAAATTTACAAAACTATGGCTTTCAAAGATTTAAGACCAGGAAGTACAGTATACTTCTTCTATAAGACGAGTTCTCCTAAGCTCGATATTGGACAGGTTATGTCTGAACCTAATACACGTCAAAAATATCCTGTACCTACTCAGGGACAATCATTCATGCCTCAATTTCCTCCTCAACCACAGGAGCAAGTAGTAGACATGACTGTAAAGCTTCCTGACAAAGTGCAACCCGTAGAAGGACTTACTCCAACTGCAGATATACAGGACTGCGGCAATGGCCTGTTCATATCATGTAGCAGAGATGCTATCAACGCTGAGGTACTCGCGTACAAACAAATAAGCGATATTGCTCTGTCTGAAGAGACTCTAGCAATGCATAGAGAAATTTCTGGCGGCTGCGATAAGATACTTATGCAGCTCAATCCTGAAGTTGCTGAGCGCCAAAGAATCGAAGCGGAGAACAAAGAGCTAAAAAGAGAACTATCCGAAATGAAAGGCATGCTTAACACCTTGCTCGAACAACTTGGAAGCCCTAGTAAACCAAACAATTCTTAAAAAGTATTGAATCATGGCAACAATAATTAGGCTTAAGAAAGCTAAAGCTGAAAAGCTTTATGAGTGCACAAAGAAGGTTCATAAGAGCGCCAAGAAACTCTTTGAACTAGTCGAAGAACTCATGGATGACGAGGATTTCGACGAAAGAGGAGGTCGTGGTAATGGCGGCGGAATGGCCGGAGGCAGCGGCATGGGCGGAGGTGGAAACTTCCGTGATGACTACGATGACGACGACTATGATGACGATGATGACGACATGGACGAGCGTCGCGGAGTTCCTGGAACAGGACGTTACGGTAGGCGTAGATATCGCCGTAGGTAATTAACACTGGGAGGGACTGTGCAAAAGCATAGTTCCTCCCTTAAATTATGTAAAGTTATGAAAAGAGTACCATTAGACATTTACGACGAAGATTTACCTGATGGAATGAAGACGTACCTAAGACATTATGGTTTTCATTTCACAAGGAAAGCATGTGATTTTGCTGTTAACCTTATTCGCAAAAAGAATACTGTAACAAGTAAAGTTGAAAAGGTTGAGAAGATGACTAAAGAGCAGGTAGATGCTATGCTCACAAAGTACAATGTTGTTCTTGAAAATAGCGTAGACTATGACTATGTATATGTTGCTAACAAAGGCAAATCTGTTTTGTTTAAGAGCAGCATCGTTGATGAGCAGCATTTGGCTATGTACGTAAAGGACATCATCGATGACCCTCAGCTTGGTGACGGAGAAATTATGCGTAAGTGGGATGCTGAAATGACCTCCAGAGGCATACCTGTTGAATGGGAAGACATACTATGATAACTGGCAACTTTCATCTAGAAAATTATGCTAACTGGCGTATAGAATATTTTATCATGACTGACGCTAGTGATGCAGAAGACATACTTGATGCGCTGTATGATTTAGGCTGTGGTAGACGGTTTATGCGAAGAGCTGAAAGGCTTTTATATTCAGGGTTTTGCAATAACGGTTTAGCATACACTAAGTATAAACGTAGGTCTAGTATAATAGTTATTTCAAAAACTACTAATATTTGGGAATTTTTCAATAGCTTTGCACACGAAATAGACCACATAGAAAAGCACATAGCAAAAGCACTAAACTTCAGTCCGTACAGTGAAGATGCTAGTTATTTAGTAGGTGAAATAATAAGAGGAATGTTTTACAATATTTTTCAAAAGATGTTATGCTCGAACTAATAGAATTGAAAGACTACGATGCACTGACATTTTACATAACAGTGAGAGTGTGTATAACTCTTGTCTGTTGGTTTTTTGTCATGTGTGCATGCCTTGTTGATTTTTGGAGTGGTACTAGCACTGCAAAAGCCCTTGGTGAAAGCCTGCATTCTCACGGATTGAGACGTACAATAGTTAAAATTGGAGAATACTGGCGAGTGTTAATTTTCACTCTCATGTTTGATATGCTTGGAGCTCTACTGCCTTTCTACTCATTACCGTTTGCGACCATGCTATGCGCAATTGGTATAATTTGCATAGAAGCTCGTTCAGTTATAGAGAATAGCCAACGCAAACACTCGCATGCAGCAGAAGTACCAGATATGGTGAAGCAGATAGTCGAAGCTGCTACATCGGAGCAAGGAGCTGAAGTGCTAAGCACAATCAGTGATATGTTATCTAAATACAAGAAACATGCGTAAGATTAACGAAATAATTATTCACTGTTCAGCTACTCCTGAAGGCCGTGAGACTACTGTAGAGGACTTAGATAAATGGCATAAAGAGAAAGGCTTTAAGTGCATTGGATACCATTATGTTATATATCTTGATGGCTCAATACATAAAGGCCGTGACGAGTCTATGCAAGGCGCGCATTGCTCTTTACATAACGCTTGCAGCATAGATATATGCTACATAGGTGGATGTGAAAAGCAAGGCAATAAGCTAATTTCAAAAGACACACGAACGCCCGAACAAAAAGCGGCTCTTATTGAATTGTTACAAGAACTGGTTACTCGCTATCCTAGAGCTACAATCCATGGCCATAATGAATTCGCAAAAAAGGACTGTCCATGCTTCGATGTTCAAAAAGAGTATAGTTACTTTTTGGACAGGTAAACCTAAATTATAAAATGCGCCAGGAGCTATCCTCTATAGCTAAGAGCGCATTTTATTTATATAATAATATTACTAATCGTTCAAAAAATTTGAGTACCCTAGAATGTCCTAAAATAATTTTCCCATGAAGACAACAACTGTAATAAAATTATCAATTATCATTGCGACTATAGTAACCATTGCTATATCATTTGCCAGAATATCAAATCTAAAAGACGAGAATATGAGGCTACAGAGCAACCAATCTCTATTGCTATCTGAAAATAATGCCATCGTAGCTGAGTGTAGAAAATACAGAATTTCTGATAGCCTTAATGCATACAAAGTATCTGAGCTCAGACTTACGCTTGAAGAATACAAGAAATTTAGGCACGATGATTTAGAGCTTATAAATAAACTTAAGCTCGATAAATCTGATATGCAGAAGGTTATCGATATGCAGCACGAGACCATTTATAAACTGTATACCGAGCTTAAAGATACTGTCATAGTACACGATACGATAATACGCAACGCCAAATCATTTGAATATAAGTCACATTGGATTGACGTGTTAGGCCAAATTGACTTGGACAATAACTTAGTTGCATTAGATATACACAACAGAGAGGCTCTAACTGTGGTAGAATCAGTCGAGCGAAAACGATTCTTGGGATTTTTGTGGAAAACAAATAAGATTAAACGCAGAGATGTCGACGTTGTTAGCAAAAATCCAAATACAGAAATCATAGACGTGGACTATGTAAGTGTAGAAACAAAGTAAACAAAATAAACAACTCATTGTTTACAATTCAAGGGATTGATTTTCAACGAGTTATACAGTCTGTAAACAAAATAAACAATATTTTTCTAAATCTTTTCAAGGTAGTTTTGTCGAAATATCGACCAATAGAAAAATTGAAAAAGCGCTCTCTAAACTATGGGGGAACGTTGTTTATTTTGTTTATTGTTTCCACTCCGCGCACGCGTATTATATATGTATTGAGATATTCAATTGATTTTCAATTAGTTATAAGAATTTATAAAATTTTTCGTACTTTTTATTAAAAAAATTTTCATATTTCAATTTTTTATATTATATTTGCAGAGTCAATTTAAAAGAAATAACATGACACAGTTTAATATAAATAGCATCGTTGAAAATTACAATCTTGACATAGAAGAACTTGCCAAGGTATTATTTCCCGATGCTAAATATCCAAAGCTAGCATTTGCAAGAATTCTCAAAGGCGAATCAAGTCTTTCTGTAGACCAACTAGAAAAATTAGCTGCGCACATAGGTATTATGCCTTCAGAATTGTTTATGCTTGATACATGGACTAATGCGTTAGACAATGGGCTGTTAGCTTTCAAGAAAGGCCGTTTTACTGCAAAGCTCAATCACGGTAATACTTTCTTATCAGTGTATGAAGATAATAAAGTTGTAGCTACTGGCTTTATAGATAATGGTATAAGCATAGATGACTTTACAAAATATCTTGACTACATTATTACCAAATATCAACAAGAAAATGGAACCAATTAAATTTGAAGTGTCAATCAGCGTAAACGTTGACTTGTCACAAGGTACAAAGGATTTTGTATCACAGATTGTAGAGAAAAAAATTGAAGCTGCTCAAGAAGCTAATGAGGGCTTGAAAGACTCTCTAGAACCTATCAAAGCAGTACTCGGAATGATTCAATCTGGTTGTTGTAATCCTGTTCAAGGCGCAATTGCAAATGAGATTCCAAATGCGGTAGAATCATTAGTGCAAAAAGCCAGTGAAGCTGGAAAAGCAGCCGCAGAAGAAGCTAAGAAAGCAGAAGAGAAAAAGCCAGAGCCACAAGCACAGCCAGCAAGCACAATTACAATTGAGAGCGTGAGAGCAGTTCTCGCTACGAAGGTAAATGACCACAGAGAGGCTATCAAAAATAAGCTCAATGAGTTGGGAGCTCCGAGTGTAACTAAGCTGGACCCATCTAAGTACCAGGAAATGTATGATTTCCTAAACAGTTTGTAGCATGAGCAGCACAGCTAAACTCAAAAGAGCCAATAAGGCTTTTAGGCAGACATTATCAGAGGATACTCGCATACGAGTAATAAGAACAATAGACGTAAGCAATGGCACAAACGACAAAGATAAATCACGCTCAGAGAGCACACGCTCTTCTGTCGGCATCAGGCGCAAGTAGATGGTTAGCTTGTACACCGTCGGCTAAGCTTGAAGATGAGTATGGTGAGCGTAAATCTTCTCCTTATGCTGCTGAAGGTACTCTAGCACATGAGCTAGCAGAGCTTTACATAAGAAAAGATATTATGCACACTGTTTCAGAAGCAGATTTTGACAGTAAACTCGAAGAGATAATGTCAAATGAGCTTTTCAATGAAGAGATGCTCGATATGGTGCCTATATACACTGAGTATTGTGAAGGCCAACTGTTATGTGCAAAAACGGAGAACATATTTGCTGTAATGGAAATTGAGCAAAAGCTCGACCTTACTGAGTATGTACCAGATAGCTTTGGAACAGCAGACTGTGTAATTATCAACGATTCAGTTCTCGAAGTAATTGATTTGAAGTACGGAAAAGGTGTACCAGTTTATGCAGAATGGAACAAGCAACTTATGCTTTATGGACTTGGCGCGCTTCGTAAGTATGATACGTTCTATGACATAGAGAAAGTTAAGCTTACTATTGTGCAGCCTCGTATAAACAATGTTTCTTCTTTCGATATTTCAGTCGAAGAGCTATGTAATTGGGCAGAAGAAGAGCTTAAACCAAGAGCGCAGTTGGCTTTTAAAGGCGAGGGTGAATTAGTTGCCGGAGACCACTGTAAATTCTGTGCAGTAAAGAACAAATGCCGTAAGCTTTATGAGCAGCAGTTGGAAATAGCTAAGTATGATTTCAAAGAGCCGTCTTTACTCACTGACGAGGAGATTGCAGACATACTTAAGCGAACTCCACAACTTACAGAATGGGCTAATAGCATACTCGCTTATGCACAAGAGAAAGCTATAACTGAGAATAAAAAATGGCCTGGTTTTAAGTTAGTTGAAGGATGTAGCGTACGTAAATGGGTTGATGAAGATACAGCAATGCAAGCAATCTTTGCAAGATGCCCAGAACTCTCTGAAGACGAAGTACTTGAGACCAAGCTAAAAACACTTACAAGCATCGAAAAGTTGCTCGGCAAAAAGAGATTTGCAGATATACTTAACGATGTAGTAATAAAGCCAGAAGGCAAACCTACTTTGGTTCCTGACAGCGACAAAAGACAAGCTATGGGATACCAGCAGGCAATATCAGATTTTTCTTAAATTTATCTAATACACAAAAGCAATGGACGCAAATTCAACAAAAGTTATAACTGGCAAAGTAAGATTTTGCTACGTTAACGTATTCGAGCCTACAACAATGAATGAAGGCGATACACCTAAGTATAACATCTGTATTCTTATTCCGAAGGAAGATGAGAAGACGCTCAATGCAGTTCGTAAGGCTATTGATGCAGCAATCGAAATCGGAAAGAGTAAGCTTGTTAATAGCCAGGGCAAGATTCCTTCAAATCTTAAGACGCCTCTCCGCGATGGTGTCCTTGAGCGTGAAGATGACCCAGCTTATGAAGGATGCTACTTCATCAATGCAAGCTCTACGAGAAAGCCTAGTATCGTTGACAAGGACCTCAATCCAATTATGGATAAAGGAGAATTCTACTCAGGCTGCTATGGCCGTGCGTCAGTAAACTTCTATGCATTCAATGTGCAGTCAAAAGGTATCGCATGTGGCCTTAACAATCTTCAGAAGTTGGCAGACGGTGAGATGCTCGCAGGAGGCTCTTCAGCTGAAGACGATTTTGGAGGTGACAACGCTTACTCAGACGATGACCTCATGTAATACCGCTGCGACAGCGCTTACTACGTGATAATTTGTCATTTTAATTACTACTCATGAGCCTCTTCGGAGGCTCTTAAATACCCAGATGGCAGAATTGGTATTGCACGGAGCTTGAAGCGGTCAGACTCAAAAGGATGCCTCAGCGCAATCGCCGTAACCGCAAGCAGGGATGCTCGATCGGATTCTTTTCACCTTGCTTTTACTACCTCACACTGTCTTATATCTGGTCACTATCGTCATATAAAAGAGTTGCAGGTTCGAATCCTGCTCTGGGTACTGCCTCTAACATGATATTTTCATAAATTAAGTTTGTTAAAAACCGTTGTGAAACGTTAATTGTTTGCATCTTTACAAAGGCCTCTTAAGAGGCCAAAAACTGAGATATGGTGTAACGGTAGCACTAAGGATTTTGGTTCCTTCAGTTAGGGTTCGAATCCCTATATCTCAGCAAATTGCTATTAGCTGAAATAAAAACGCATACTGGATAGTTGCGGGAATTTAGTAAGAAGACTGTATTCCTATTTCAGCTAAAACGAAAAGAGACTACTGTTTTGTTAAGTTTCATCTGTCTCGCAGTCTTTGATTACTGCAATAAACTACTTAGAAACTTATAGTCACGATTGAAAAGATATACATCGTGCTATTCTGGAGGCCACTTCTAAGCTACCTGTCTAGATGCCGGAATAAGAGTATTGAACTCGAAATGCCATTTTTTATAGTGTGATACAGGTATGCAATCTGCTCGAAGCATTAGACAATTTATTGCCGTCAAGAAAGCCAACGCAAGACTACTACGAAGCGATAAAGTATAGCAGCTGAAATATGTGACGACTATAACGAAAGAGTAGTACAAAGGGCCGAAAATGATACTTGTCTCGAAAGATGGACATTAGAAAAGTAAAGCCGTGTATAAAGTCAAGTGCCTTTACGAGGGCAGACTGGCAGACGATGCGCAAGTATCAGGCAGCCTCTGAGAGGTCAGGATTTATACTTTTGCCTGGAAAAGAGGTACATGCTAGAAGCCCTTTGTTTTTTTTAAATGCAAACACACTTATAATTATGCAAGATATATATATTGACATTGAGACATACTCGTCAGTAGATATTAAGACCTCAGGAGCTTATAAGTATATTGAGTCGCCAGACTTTGAGATACTTATCATAAGCTATGCTATAAATGATGGTCCTGTAATAACTATTGATTTGGCACAAGGTGAGCCAATGGCTGATGAGTTTGAAGAAGCTCTATTTGACCCTGATTTTAGGAAACATGCGCACAATGCTGTTTTTGAACGTTTGAGCTTCAGAAGAATTGGATATGATATTCCTGTTGAACAGTGGTATTGTACATCTGTGAAGGCCGCGTATTGTGGCTTACCACTTTCACTGGATGAAGTCTCTAAGCGTCTAGACCTTACTAATAAGAAACTTGATACAGGTAAAGCCCTTATCAAGTATTTTTCTTGCCCCTGTAAGCCTACTAAGATAAATGGAGGTCGTACTCGTAATTATCCTTGGGATGCTCCTGAAAAATGGGAAATGTACAAAGAATATAACGTGTATGACGTACTCGCTGAGCGCGAAATAGACCAGCTGCTGAAGCAATACGTAATTCCTGATTTTGAAAGGCAGCTCTATATTCTCGACCAGCACATAAACGATAGAGGTATATTGGTTGATATGGAGCTTGCAAATGCTGCGATTGAAGTTGATACTATTTACACAGATGTTCTTATGGAGAAGTCAAGAGCAATAAATGGTCTTGAGAATCCAAATTCGCCAGTTCAATTGTGTAAATGGCTGTCTAGAAAAACAGGCGACGAAATAACTTCTCTTGCAAAAGACCAAATACCACTTCTAATTAGCAAGTACTCAAAAGATAAAGATGTTGTTGAAGTTCTTGAAACTCGTCAAAAGCTTTCACGCTCGTCAGTTAAAAAGTATTATGCGATGATTAACTGTGCAATGAGAGATAACCGAGTGCGAGGAACATTCCAATTTTACGGAGCAAATAGAACTGGTCGTTGGGCTGGACGTCTTTTGCAATTGCAGAATCTATCTAAGAACCATCTCGAGAATATAGAATTGCCACGTGAGCTAATACGAGCAAAAGATTGGCAAGCTTGCGAGATGATGTATGATGATGTTGCTGATATACTTTCACAACTTGTGAGAACAGCGCTTATAGCTCCAAAAGGCATGACATTCTGTGTAGCAGACTTCTCTGCGATTGAGGCAAGAGTAGTATCTTGGCTTGCTAATGAAGAGTGGAGAATGGACGTATTTAGAGGCGATGGTAAAATCTACGAAGCGGCTGGAGCCAGAATGTTTAATGTTCCAATATCAGCTGTAACAAAAGGCTCTGATTTACGCGCTAAAGCCAAGAATGCAGAACTTGCTCTTGGCTATCAAGGTTCTCTAGGTGCAATGAAGAGAATGGGCGGTGACAAGATGGGAATGAGTGACACAGAGATGATGGATATTGTACGCAAGTGGAGAAAAGCTAATCCTAGAATAGTTGAGCTATGGCAGGAAGTTGAAGACTGCGCGCATGAAGCTGTACGCTATCAAAGACGTGTAGTTGGTACTCCAAGAAACTTGATATTTGACTGCAACGGCGAGTATTTCACTGTAACACTCCCATCTGGCCGTTCATTGTTCTATCGCAATCCAAGATTCGTTGAAAGAGTAAAGAATAAGCAAAGAGTAAAGCTGCTTTGTTATGATGGCATTGTACAAGAGACAAAACAATGGGGTGATATTGATACATACGGCGGTAAGCTTACGGAGAACATCGTGCAAGCTATAGCTAGAGACCTAATTGGATATTCAATGCTCAAGCTTGAAGAAGCTGGTTATGGAATTACAATGCACGTTCATGATGAGGCTATTGCTGAAATACCATGTGATGGCACAGAGCAACAGTGGTATGAAGGCATGATTAGAATAATGGGATGTCCTCCAGATTGGGCTTCTGATTTACCTCTAAATGCAGACGGTTATATGACACCATTCTATAAGAAAGACTAATACATAAAACATGCAGACAATAAAACTATTACACGACGGAAGTATAAACATTGCTGTTGGTTTAAGTGCTACAAGTAAAGTTTGGAAAAATACCAAAATTCCTTGGAGTGAATTAGTTGCTAAATTATCCGAGGCAACTAAAACATCTGAAACATACAAGCAATTCATAAGTGCTAACAAAGCTGAGCAAGGTAAAATCAAAGATGTTGGAGGATTTGTGGGAGGCTTCTTGACAAATGGACGAAGAGATAAGACTAATGTACTCTATCGCCAGCTCATAACCTTGGACATTGACTTCTCTCATGAGAATTTCTGGGATGATTTCTTAATGCTTTTTAGCTGCGCGGCTGTTATACATTCAACGCATAAGTCAACCAAAGAAAAGCCTCGTCATCGTCTTGTAATACCGCTCGATAGAGAAGTATCACAAGAAGAATATCAGGCCATTGCTAGAAAGATAGCTGGCGACTTGAATATAGACCTGTTTGACCAATCGACGTTTGACGTAAACAGGCTTATGTTCTGGCCATCTGTATCTTGTGATATGGAGTATTACTTCAACTATCAAGATGGAGAGTTCCTCAGCGCTGACCATGTACTTGCACAATACAATGATTGGCACGATACAAGTGAATGGCCAACAGCATCTGATTATACGGATACTATAAAATCCGCTATTAAGAAGCAAGAAGACCCTGAGACTAAAAAAGGAATAGTTGGTGTATTCTGTCGTACGTATACAATCCAAGATGCTATCGAAAAATTCCTAGCAGACGAGTATGAAAGCGCGGGCGATGGACGATACTCTTATACCAAAGGAACTACAGCGGCAGGACTTATAACGTACGATGATAAGTTTGCATATTCTCATCATGGAACAGACCCGGCTGGAGGACGTCTATGCAATGCATTTGACCTTGTAAGAATACATAAATTCGGCCACTTAGACACTGGTAAAGAGAAAAGTGAGCAGGACAAAAAGAGCTACAAGGCAATGGAAGAATTTGCCACAAAAGACCCTGCCACTAGAAGACATATCGCAGATGAGAAGTTTGCTGAAGCCAGATTCGAATTTGCCGAAGGAGTCGAAGAAGAGACAGATTCAGCAGAGGATAATTCATGGGTTGAACAGCTTGAAGCTAATACACGAGGAGACTATGAAAGCTCCGCTAACAACATAAACCTAATTATCCAAAACGATAAGATGATTAGGAATGCATTCAAGCTCAACACATTTGATAACAAAAGATACGTTGTGCATTCATTGCCCTGGAGAAAAGTTGATGGAACTGAGTTATTTCGTGATGTCGACTATGCAGGTATACGTAATTATATTGAGTGCGTTTATGGTATTGTATCAAGCCAGAAAGTAGATGATGCTTTGTCTCTTGAGTTCGAAAAGAAGAAATTTCATCCAATCATTGATTATATCAAGTCGCTTGAGTGGGATGGATTACCAAGAATTGATACACTACTGATTGACTACTTTGGTGCAGAAGATAATCCATATACGAGAGCGGCTATACGTAAAATGTTATGTGCCGCAGTTGCAAGAGTCTTTGAGCCAGGTATCAAGTTTGACTTAGCGCTCATACTGGTTGGAGACCAAGGAACATACAAAAGCACGTTTGTCAAAAAGCTTGGAAAAGATTGGTTCTCAGATACGTTTACAACAGTACAGGGAAAAGAGTCATTCGAGCAAATACAGAGTGCTTGGATTATAGAGATGGCTGAGCTTTCAGGATTGAAGAAAGCAGAAGTTGAAACTATCAAGCTTTATATATCTAAACAGGAAGATTCATTCAGACCAGCTTATGGTAGAGTGGTTGAAACGTACAAACGTCAATGCGTGTTCTTTGGAACTACTAACAGCAAAGACTTCCTCAAAGACCCAACAGGTAATAGACGATTCATGCCAGTGGACGTCAAGCACGATAAAGCAAAGTTGTCTGTAGTTACAGATATGACCGACGAGGTTATTGACCAAATCTGGGCTGAGGCATATCAATTATACTTGGCTGATGAGCCGCTGTATCTAAATAGCAATGAAAGTATGCTCGCTAGAATAGAGCAAGCTAAGCACGCTGAGTCAGATGAGCGCAAAGGCATTATTGAGGAGTTCCTTGATAAGTTATACCCAGATAATTGGGCTGATATGGATATATTCGAACGTAGAAATTGGCTTGAAGACCCAATACGTAAGAAAGGCACAGTACAAAGAAAATACGTTTGCGTAGCTGAAATTTGGTGTGAGTGCCTTGGCAAAGACAAAGCCGATATGTCAAGATATAACACAAGAGATATAAACGAGACACTTAAATCATTGGCAGACTGGGAAGCGGTATCATCGACAAAGAACTTCCCTCTATACGGCAAACAGAAATACTACAAAAGAAAGGAGAGTTTGTTATGAAACAGTTAGAAGATATGACTCTTGCAGAGATAAGAGCATTGAAAGAGCAATATAAGAAAGAATTAGCTGATTGTATAGATGATTTTCTAAAAAATCGTCCATTCATAAAGTATGTAACATTATTCAGACATTCTTCAATCGGTTCTTCTAGTTGTCTATTGCTTTATTCGAATGAACCTTCGACAAAAGTAATTGCAGATGTTGAATTTACAGAAGAGAGCAAAAAATAAGTTATATGAGCGCGATAGATTATAAGCAAGAGCAGGAGCTAAGGCTTAAAGCCTTTATGGATTCATTGCAGAAACAACCAGACTGGACTTTTGCTACGGTAAAAATAGACCATGGCAATTGTATACTATTAGCTAAAAAGAAATACAGCTATGATAAATACAGAGTCATATCACAAGATGGCTTTGGCGTTAAGTTTAAGACTAAAACTCATGCGCACATAGCAGCAAAAATGATATGCGAAATTGGTATAGAAAACACATTTTACGAATTGGGAGAAGAATATGGAGTCAAGTGAAAAAGTCATAGAGCGCAAACTTGTTGAAGCAGTTAAAGAGAGAGGAGGGATGTGCATAAAACTTCTTAGTGACTATTTCACAGGACTGCCTGATAGGCTTTGTTTGTTTCCAGAGCAAAAAGCAATTTTTGTTGAGTTGAAAACCACAGGAAAAAAACCACGAAAGATACAAATCTTTGTGCACAATAGGCTGAAAGCTCTAGGCTTTAGAGTAGAAGTAATTGATACACTAGAAGGAATAACTAAATTTATAGAAAGTATATGAAACTAGGAATAATTATTGCTGCCATAGTGATAGCAGTTATTGTTGCAGCAGCTTGTTTAATTAGTTATGTTATGTTTACATTAGCTGAAACATTCAATAAAGAATACAAATCTATGTCTAATAGAGAAGCGTTGGAGTTAGAAAATGACGAATATAACTACGGACATGACATTAGCCATGAAACTTACGGAGAGTAACCTACACAATTATCAAAAAGCTTGTGTAGAACATATAATAGATAATAGATACTGTGGTGTGTTTCTTGATATGGGTTTAGGCAAAACTGTATCTACACTAACAGCAATCAATTATCTTATGAATGATTATTGTGAGATTAACTCAGTGCTTGTCATAGCACCTAAGAGAGTAACAGAATCAGTCTGGCAAGAAGAAGCTGAGAAATGGGACCATCTTAAGCATCTAAGGTTTTCAAAGATAATCGGCACAGAAGCTAAACGCATAGAAGCACTTAAAACCAAAGCTGAAATTTATCTCATTTCAAGAGACAACGTCGCGTGGTTATGCGCTCTTTATGGAGGAGCTAAGTTGCCATTTGATATGGTAGTCATAGATGAGCTCAGTAGTTTTAAATCATACAAGTCATTGCGCTTTAAAGCTTTGCGTAGCGCGAGGCCATATTTCAAACGCTTAGTCGGTCTAACTGGCACCCCTGCTCCAAATGGACTCATAGATTTGTGGCCGCAAATATATCTCATGGACAGAGGAGAGCGCCTTGAGAAGACTATAACTCGCTATCGTGAAAGATACTTTAGGCCTGGTAGAACAAATGGGCACGTTGTGTATAATTACATCCTCGGTGACAATTCTGAGAGTTTAATCCACGAAAAGATAAGTGATATATGTATAAGCATGAAAGCTGAGGATTATCTTAAGATGCCAGAGCGCACAGATAATTTCATAAAGCTTAATATGCCAGACGCGCTGAAGAAAAAGTATCTTGACTTCGAAAAGGAAAAAGTCATAGAGATGATGACCGAAACAGTAGAAGAGCAAGACGAAAATGGAAATTCTGTATTTGTAGAAAAGCCTGTCGAGATAAATGCAGTAAATGCTGGAGCACTATCAAATAAGCTTCTACAGTTTGCGAATGGCGCTATATATGACGACAATAAAACTTTTCACCCAATTCATGATATTAAGCTAGAAGCTCTTAAGGAGATTATAGAAGACGCCAATGGCAAATCTGTGCTCGTTGCTTGGACATATCAGTTTGACAGAGATAGAATAAAAGAGTACCTAAAAGCGTACAAACCAAGAGAGCTCAAAACACCACAGGATATTAAAGATTGGAACGAAGGCAGGGTTCAAGTTATGTTAGCTCATCCTGCATCAGCTGGCCATGGACTTAACCTTCAAGCTGGTGGCAATATCATTGTATGGTATGGCCAAACCTGGAGTCTAGAATTATATCAGCAGTTTAACGCAAGGCTCTACAGGCAAGGACAGAAGAACAGCGTTATTATCAATCATCTTATTCTGTCAGGTACACACGATGAAGATGTAATACAGTCTCTCAAGAATAAAGACAGAAAGCAAAATGATTTGATGGATAGTATAAAAGCAAAGATTGAGAAGTACAAAAAATTTCTTTAGTATAAAATTTGGTTAAAAATAAATGCGAAAAAATTTTTATATTTCAAAAGAATTTTTTATATTTACAGAAATAAAAGTTATATCAAAATGAAGAACACAAAAAGCTTATTGATTACGCTCGGACACAATTCTTCTGCAATTTTTGTAGATGGTGATTATGTAATTGGTTACGAGCAAGAGAGGCTCTCAGGCATAAAGGCTGATAGCCAGTTCCCAAAAGATGCAATCAGTGAAATTATCCACAACGCTGGCATAGAGAGAATCAAAGATTGTATCATTCTAGTCTCGCACTGGTTTGACTGTGAGAAGTCATCAGAAGGAGCTTATACATTCATTCCTTCTAAATACATGTCACAGGTAGACTATGATAATCTTAAGAAGATTTCAAGCAACATCAACTTCGTAGATAACAGCTTCACACATCATGACGCTCACGCTTGGAGTGCCATGTCATTCTATAACTATTTCAGAGTTATAGAAAAAGATAAGTTGAGAGATAAGTCTCCAGTTAAGCAGCTCTATACTATTGTAGCTGATGGATTTGGTACAAATCAGGAAGTTGTGTCAATTTACTGTACATCTTCATGGAAGAATGACAAAACGCCTAAACTAATTCATAGGATATATGGATATGAAGCATCTCTTGGTTTGATGTATCAGTACGCTACATCATTCTGTGAAATGAAAGAAAATCAAGATGAGTATAAGTTCTTAGGTTATGAAGCACATATACAAGAATGCTTTTCACAAGAAGATATTGATACCATAACCAGATACGCATCTCTCTACGCAAAGAAGCTTCTTAGCTTTGCAGAGTTTAACACAGAGCCAAAATATGGTAAGTGTGGTTCTATTGACTACGATGCTCTTGCAGATGTAAAAATAAACTGGCACAAAGCATTTGCAAATGTACTCGGAGAGATTAGTATCAAAGACGATAGCGTTTACGGCTATACTTTCAAGAAGAGAGTGGCTATAGCATATCTTATACAATCAACCATAGAGTGGTATTTCCTGTCTATCATAGGCCAATATGGAATGCATAATGTAATATGCGTAGGCGGATGTTTCTATAACGTCAAGCTTAATAACACCATTCTTACACACACTGACGGCGTATTTTGTGCTATGCCTTTGGCAGGAGACCAAGGCGCGGCTATCGGTATGTATTATAAATATACTGGAGAGCAATTCCCATTCAACACTTTCGCCATAGGAAAGCGCAGGTTGTATAATATAAAGAAGAGTCTTCCAGCGAGAGCGTTCCATAGAGTTATGACAAAAGACACTTGCGTATACGTAGCACGAGAACTTGCACAGCTTATCTCTGATGGCAACATAGTTAATCTTATCTTTGGAGATATGGAGTTTGGTCCAAGAGCTCTTTGCAATACTTCAACTCTTATGCTCCCTACAGCTGAGAACGTGGCCAATAACAATCACATGAATAATAGAAATGAAGTTATGCCATGTGCTCCTGTTTGTACTCCGCTAAACGCATTTGACCTCTTTGACAAAGAGGAACTCAGTAGAGTAGTAGGTTCTGACTTCTTTATGATTTGCACGCATGAATACTACAAACCATATTCACAGCAATACGCAGGCGTAATGCACAGAATGCCATCTGGACAATACTGCACTGGACGTCCACAGATTGTTAGGCCAGGAACATTCATGGATAGAGTTCTTAACGAAGTACAGCACATATGTGACGCTAAATGCCTTGTAAACACAAGTTTTAATGCCCATGGCCGTCCTATCGCGTTCGATACTGCTGAGATTCTTCAGAACTTCGAGTATCAATGCGAGCATGCAAGAGAGGGCAAAGAGCCTATATTGTTTATCATTGAAATTGCAGACGACAATGAGTAAGCCGTTAGTAATAGCATTTTCTGGTGGTTGTTTTTCTGGTAAGACAACCACCATGGAAAAGCTTAAAGAAACTTTGGAAGCCAGAGGCCACAGAGTTATAATGCTCAGCGAGCTTGTGCGTGAACACAAAATTGGGTCTATAGATGAGCTGAGAGAAAATCCAAGTAAGTACTTAGCTTTTCAAGATAGCATAATCACCTCAAAAATATCAGCTGAAGCTCATCTACTATCACGAGCATATAGCGATACAGATATAGTGCTTGTAGACAGAGCAATAACTGATTCGTTGTTTTATTTGCTCTTCTACGTTGACAAAAAAGAGCTGACAGAAAGAGACTTAAACATTTATTGGCATTTGTTGTCAAGAGTTCAAAACCACGCTGAATATGCTTTTAAGCATATATACGATGAAGTTATTGAATTTGCTCCTATAAACAAGCTTTGCGATGATACAGTTTTCAGACCACAAAAAATAGACATACTGAAATATATTGAAAGCATAACTATATCGATGCTTAATAAACATGCAATGTATCGTGTAAGAACATCGAATTTATTAACGCAGTGGGATTTGAATAGAATGCCAATAGAAATACTTATACAAGATATTATAGAAAGATACGAATTGTGATGATGCAAAAATTATACAGTCATTTGAGTTATGAGTGGGCAGCAATATATGCTCAGTTCATGTCAAAAGCAGAATACAACAATGGTTACGTTGAAGCATTGAGCTTTTCTTATGAGTATTCTCCAGCCGTCAGCATGATAATGAGTTATGACTCTACGCTATTTAAGCTGGATAAAGCTGCGGCTATGTACTTCTGGTATAAAAAAGCTGATGAGCATGACTACTCAATTCTTGAGTACTTCACAGAATACGCCAGATGCGTAGATGACGTGCACAAAGCATTCAATTCAAACTACAGAATATATGCGTATAGGAAAGGCGGTCTATTGAGCTGTGTAATTACTCTGCTTAAAAACAGAGATTCAAGGCATGCTATGTTCTTCATTAACAACGATGAGGCCATGAGTGATTTATCTATAGATAAACTTTGTACAAACAATGTTCAATTCCTTATTAGAAATAATAAGCTTGAAATGATTGTGCAAATGCGCTCATCTAACTTCGTTACACTTCTTCCATACGATGCATTCATGTTCTCGACGTTCTACTTCTTCGTATACTATGAGTTGATTAGAACGTATCCAGATTTGAAATTTGGTAAGATACATATGCAAGTTGCTTCATTACACATGTATGAGAAAGATATAGAGCGCATTGAAAAAACTGAATGGCTGAAGTTTGATAATGTACAGTATAATGACAAGAACTGGCAAAATAACTTAGAACACCAATTGTTAAACGCGCTAATAAATAGAGACCATGACAGCAGGCGAATTCATGAGGAAACTCAAAGAGAGGATTCTTGAGGAAGGCTATACAAGTAATAACGTAATTATAACTGGTATATGCATAGAAAAACGCAGTTTTATAGTACAGCTAGAAGATACAAAAGAAAACGCAATTACACTTTACATAGAAGAAGATTAATATGAAAGCACTGAGATTTATTAAAGTTAGGGACGTAAAGTCCCCAGAAAGAGGCACAGCTAAATCAGCAGGAATTGATTTCTTCGTGCCGAATGATTTCCCTGAAACTGTTGTAGGACCGCATTGCGACGTGCTTATTCCATCAGGAATTAAAGCTAGTGTGCCAGAAGGTCATATGTTCGTTGCAAAGAATAAATCAGGAGTGGTAACATCGTATGATGCCTGCGTGCGAGCCGGTAGAAAGCCAAAGAAAGGTGCTTATCTTTGTTCTCTCATAGTAGGAGCAAATGTAGTGGATGAAGACTACCAGGGCGAGATTCATATACATCTCATCAATACGGGTACAGTTCCTGTAGTCATTAAGCCAGGTACAAAAATCGTTCAGTTTGTACTTGTTCCTGTCACTTACTGTGATGTTGAAGAAGCGCCTGAAGAGCAACTCTTTATTGAAGCTACTGAGCGAGGAGACGGCGGATTCGGTTCAACAAACAAAGAAGACGTAATAAATCAAAACAGGTCCAACAAGATATGATTCAGACATACCACACAGCAACAGAAGCATTTGAAGACTTATATGAACGCATAAAGAAATATGGCGTAAAAACTTCTTCGGGTACGTTAGCCCTCTATAATGCTGGATTTTACATTATAGACCCAAGCCAGAGACAGATAACTACAGAGTGGCGCAAGTTCAGTGATAGCTACGCTAAACGCGAGTGGGACTGGTATCTATCAGGTAACAGGAGCGTTGAGGAACTGAAGAAACGTGCTAAGATGTGGGATAAGATGCACGGAGGTGATAACATTGTCAACTCTAATTATGGATGGCAGTGGAATCGCAATGACCAGTTGGAGAAGTGCATAGCCCAGCTAAAGAAGAATACGGGCACTCGTCAAGCATGGATTACTATATATGACGGTAAAGAGAAAGACGATTATGCATATGATACACCGTGCACACTATCAGTTGGCTTTGACATTAAGCCAGGCATAGGCACACTTGACATGACGGTCATAATGCGCTCCAATGATTTGGTTTACGGATTCTGTAATGACCAGTATTGCTTCTCTAAGCTCCAAGAAATGGTAGCACAGAGGCTTAATATACCAGTAGGTACGTATTACCATTTTGCTCATGACCTTCACATATATGAAAGGCATTTTAACATGAAAGAAAATTTTTATACAAGCAAATAGTATGAGAGTAATAGACGTAGTAATGTCCCCAGAATTCAAAAAGCAAATGGAGGACTGCATAGAAGAAATACGTCAGAGACGTATAGAAGTAGGAGCCGCTTACTTCAAAAGAGGCCCACTTGAGAGACTGCAAGAAAGAGGAGAGTACAATGCTGAGTCGCCCGCAAATCTCTATCTTGGAGTTCTTGACAGCGCTTTGGATAGCAATAAATACAGCTCAACTACAAGAGGCTTCATTAAACTTCTTGGAGATGAGGCTTATAAGAGAACTATCATTGTGATACAGTGTCCAACAAAAACAGACGAACAGAATGATGAAAAAGATTCTTAAGATAGTTTGGACTGTACTTGGAGTGTTATATTATCCAATATATGCAGTTGCATGGTTCACACACAAAATAGCGCGTTTGATATTAGCTATAAGCTATTTTCTTATGTTCAATAAACGCGTGGCATTAGACATAATTAAAAATTTGTTTAAGTAGTATGGAAGAACTAAAGCAGTATGGCGATTTGAGTGAAGCCGAACTTTATGAATTCTTACGTGTCATAGAGTCAGATGATGATGACATAGAAGAAGCGCAAGAAGAGGCTTACGATAACGTGCTGAATGAAGAGGAGTGTTTGCCAGACGAGCTGTTAGACGACAAAGCTTGGGTTGTATCTAAGCGTTGGGAAAAGACTGAAGATGGTAGGTATAAGTTCGTTGGTTATAACTACCATCTTAAGTCAACTGATGACGAATACAGACGGGCTAATGCACAACGGCGTCTTGAACGTAGGCGTCAGATATTTTCTGAGAAAGCCATAGAATACCATTCACGTAGAAGACAGCTTAAGACTGATATAAACAGAGCAGCATTTGACCAGAATGACATAAAGCTCAGTGATTCAGTGACTACTGAACAGCTCAAACAACTGATTACGTGTCTTACCAGTGAGCATAAACGCATGATGGACAAACTGTTTGTATATATCAACAAACGCATCAATGATTTGCTTAGGCCTCTTGTACCAAGAATGTTGAGGACTTGTGCTGAGCGCTATCCACATTCTATAGTGAAGAGCCCTGGATTTATGTACAAAGCAAGTGAGGAATATGGCGAAAACAAGCTTTTCTGGGTTACATTGGACATACCTTATTACTTCACCCAGGGTACAGAGCAGACTATGCTCATACGCTATAAACCAGAGCTGCTTTACAGCGTTGACAAGGCAGTTGTTCAATATTACTACCACAAATGTATGTTAGCAGAAAAAGAGGTCAAATATGCAACAGTATTGGTTAATAAGAAAATAAAGACCTTCTTTGATTTGCTGAAGTATAATCCGTTTTGGTTTGCTAAAATATACGAACTTCTAACAAATAAGAAATTATGCAATTCAAACCAACAAAGCTAATAGCTACTACGTTAGCTGCCCAAGTTGCTTGCTTAGATTCAGCAAACGGCGCAGAAGAAGACCATACGACACTTCAAAAGATAATTGAGCTCGAAGAGCTCATACTGGAAGCAGCAAGAAGCGCAGAAGTACTTGAAGTATTTGAGAGTAACCTTGAGGCTTTACTTGGGTTGCAGCAGTCTAAGCAGAATATTGAGCAACTAAAACGCAAAAATACGCGTTTGCCTAGCGCTCCAAGAATTAAAAAATCGTGGCGAGTTAAACCAACTATACGTGGCAGACTACCTTTCTACTAATCAACCGAACGTAATTTTATACATAACTTAACAAACAACATCACCATGCACTACAAATTATTGATATACACTCACACGCCAGTTAATAACCTGTTCGGGTATTTATACTCAAATGGCTTTGCTATTGAAGTAGCAAATAGTGAGAATGTACTTGAGAAGCTACAAGAAAAAAGCTTTGATGCTTGTATACTTGATGGCTTCGGTTCCATAGATACAAGGTACGACCTAATTAAGAACGTGAGAGCGACAAGTCCAAATGTAGCTGTGCTATTTCTGACTAAGGATATAATTCCTGAAGATGCTATAAACTGCTTTAATGCCGGGGCTGATGATTATATACATACACCGTTTGATATAAGGGAACTTGTATGTAGGCTTAATGCAGTTCTTAAACGCTCAGGTAAAAGCTCGTACGGAGATGAGCATAAGATTGGTAAGTACACATTCAGCCCAAAAGAACGTCTATTAATACTCGATGGCAAGGAAACTAAGTTGACAGACAGAGAAGCAAGATTGCTACGACTGTTGAGTGAGTACAGAAATTCCATATTGCCAAGAAATGTTGCACTTAAGTCAATATGGCTTGATGACAACGTATTCAATGGGCGTAGTATGGATGTATACGTAACTAAGTTGAGGAAGTACTTGTCTGAAGACCAAACAATAACTATAACAAGTGTACGTTCTCAAGGTTTTGCTCTTGTGATTGAATAAAAATAGCGAGCTTTTCAGCTCGCTTTCTTTATAGTCCTACTGGAATATCTTTCGGTATGTTCTTAAAGATTCCCAGCTTTTGTTCTTTATAGCGCTTAAGCCACAGTAAACATCCGTGTCCTTTTCTCCAGTCTCCTATAGCATAGCCAATATGTGCATGCGTGGAGTTATATCTCAATTCATATTCGCCTTTGTATATACGTTCACCTGTAGACTCTCTGAATGACCATACTTTGACAAATCTATATCCTTGTGTAAACTTAATTTGCCAAAAATAGCCTTTTGCCATCTCTTCTGAAGCATCATAGTCATCATCAACCTGAACGTACGGTATGAATGTTGCTTCAATGAGGTCTGAGTCTTCAACTGGCTTCCAATCTTCTTTGATTTCAAAGCCATTGGGAAACATGCTAAGCACCTCTAAAGCCTCATCCAGATTATTATCATCCAACGGGTCTTCATCTTCTTTGAGGTAGAAGAATGCATCATTTGTTATCTGTAGTGTAAGCGCTTTTGAACTGTCGAGCCTAAACATAGATTGGGTTGCTTATTGGCATGTAAAGATAATGTTGTACTATTTTGTTGTAATCCTCAAAGGCTTTCTGCGAAGCTTCATACAACTCTTTGATATACTTTTCTCTTAATATTGCTTGGTGTATTTTAGCTTCTTCTAAATCGATAAATAATACAATATTGCTATAGTTTCTATGGTGAGCTAATTTATCTTTAGCTTCGCATTCGTAATCTTTATCTATTACATATACTTCACCATCACAACGATTTTCACATGCAATGCTTGTTACTTTTTGACCAATAATTTTTTCACGTGAAACTTTGTACACATATGATGAGAGATTTAATTCTTTTGCTGTCATAACTTATACAAATTTAACTAGATAATCTGAACGCGACCAACCGCCACAGTAACTAACAAGCTCAATGACTTTATCCCATGATTCTTCACATACAGGATTGGCGTAAGTTATATTGCCATGGTTGTACTCAACCAATCTGCCACCGAATCCAGAGAGACTTACGTCTCCCCATTCACTTGGTCTTTCTTTAAGAATCCAATGCACAAACTGTTGCAACGTTGGATTTTTTCAAACTTGGCTTTGAAGTAAGTTGTACAGTCTCCACTAGTACGTGAAGGGCCTGTCTGAATGATTTTAATGTCCATATCGTTTTCGTTTTGATAGTTCAACCCTTGCTGGTACTACCTTATCGTAGTTACACTTTGTGCAGCACAAATCAAATTGGCCTTTTGTAACTGGCCAAGGACTATGTCCCCAGCCAGTTATTATTTGACCACAAATGCTGCATTTGAAAGTACCAAATAGATTACTTGCCATGGCCAATCATCTCTTTGAGTTCTTTCTTGATTCTCTTGGCAATGTCTCCTCGCCATGTTGCTGCATTGGCTAAGAAGTATCTCACCTGTGTCTCGGCGTCCTCAGAATAATAAGGAGCTTTAGGGTCCGTTGTGTCCAACTCTAACATCGCATTGATGTAAGGAACCGCGCCAAAATAAGGCTTGCTCCAATTCCACTTGATTTCAAGTGCAATAGCTCTAAATGTTCTTTTCTCTGTCATAATGCATCTTTGTTTTAAAATTGTACTGTAAAAGTAACTGATATTTTTGACAGTTAAAATAGGTAGGTTAAAAAATTTTCATTATTTTGTAAAAAAGTTTTTAGCCAGTGAGGCTGTCTTTGAAAAGAAGTTTTGGACGAGATAGAAAGCATCATCATTTTAATATCCAAAGTCATCCAGATTTGAACGAAATTCTCGAGGCGATAAATATATCGTCCAAGAAATTTGAGCGTCCTAAAAGCGCTCGTTTGAGAATGACTCTGGACGAATGGTCGAACCGAACGCATAAAAAAAAGAGCCGCTCTGTGAAGAGCGACTCAAAAAGAACACGAGTTGTATGAAAAACTATGCGAGAGGTTCTGGTTCCTCTGTTTCCTGTGGACCTGGTACCTGTGCATCGAGGTATTCCTTGTATTCAGCCTTAGCTGCTTCAAGAGCCTCCTTGCGAGCTGCAAGAGTTGCCTGAGCTTTCTCGAAGTTCTCTTCAGCTTTCTTAAGTGCCTCCTCTGCTCTGAGCACCTTGGTCTCAGGTGTGAGAACTTCCTTAGATGATGCCTTAGCCCTGCGCTCAGTGAACTTGTTATTGAGTGCCATTCCAGCCTCATCAAAGTCCTCAGCGATTGTGAGCTCTGCGAGTGTAGTTACCTTGTGAGCGTACTTGACTGCCTTAGGGTCTTCCTCTGTTGGCATTGGGATTTCAATGCGGTAGAGGCAACGCTGGCTCCTCTTGTCTGGAACGATTGATACGATACGTCCCTCGATTGTCTGGTCACCGTCCGGATAAGATACCATCTTACCTACGTTCACTGCAACTGCTGCGATGTCTGACTCCATAAGCTCTGGTGTCCAAGGTGTCTTCTCAACCTTCTCACGGATTGTACCAGTGCGACGCGTAACTGTTCTCTCAACGACCTCGTCGAAAATCTTGATGAGATTGCTGTCGTGTACCTTAACGACTCTACGTCCGTCCTCGAGCTTGATAGCGAAGAGTACCTTGTTGCTTCTCTTGTCCTCAACAACTCCCATTACTACTCCGTCTACCCACTCAGCTGTGTTGAAAGGAACAACCTGGCATTTGTGGTTGACAACCTTCTCTCTGAGTTCAGCTGCGAGAGCTGCACGCTGTTCGTCTGTCATACGCTCCTTTGCTTTCTCAGGAAGCTTACCACCGTTCTTCTCAGCCTCTTCGTATGCTGCCTCTTCCTCTGGTGAAAGTGGGTGCTCTGGGTCATTGTATTCCTGTCCCTCTGCTACGCCCTGAACTGCTGGAGTCTCAGCTTGTGTTCTTGCATCAAGAACTGCCTGGATTGCTACCTTGTCCTCATCTGAAGCTGTGTTAAGGAGTGCCTGAAGCTTCTTTGTTGTCATCTGTGAAAAATTCTTAGTTGCCATAACTTTGATAGATTAAATTGTTTATTAAAATGTTTGATGTTGCAAAAGTAATATGTTTTTTTGACAGTTGAAATAGGTGGAACTACTTTTTTTCAAATTTTTTATTAAAGATTTCTGTAGTGGTCGTTTCCAATAGACTTTTTATTTTTTCAACGGCGACCCAGTTATCACAAATTGCTGTAAATTCATTGCAATGTACCTCAGTTCTGAGTATACCGTATGGTACGACTATATTATCAATTTTGTCTTTAAGCGCCAATCCAATATCTATATCTTTGAGTGTTACTGTGATTGCTATTTGTTGGATTGGTATGAGCGTTGCAAACCTATTTCCTTCCATTGCGTCTGCGTTTGAAGGTGAATATGCAATACCATTTGAGCCATCCTACTGTAAACTCAATGCTTCTACTGAAGACTTCGACTGCTACCGTTGGGTTAATAATCAACGCCGAGCTTTTGTAACCATAAATGTCCATAATATTTTTATTTAATTTGTTGCTGTAAAAGTAACGGATATTTTTGACAGTTGAAATAGGTAGAACTACTTTTTATGATTATTTTTCGTGTGATACGAGCGTATATTTACTACGCATCTCACACATCATATTATATAAACCTGTCATGTACATATACATCTCTTTTGCTGATAGCCTTGCTGTAACTGGCGCGGTTACATAATCATTACGGAGTAGCTTAGATTTGTCGTAAGTATATTTCAGCAATGCATAACCGCCCTCATACCTGGCATAATTCAGTACGTATGTAAAGCTGAGGTCGCCCAGGTCATGTATTATATCGTTGAGGTCTGATAGCACGCTCTCCAACTTTCTTCTATTCACCCTTACCATTTTTCTCGTCCTCCTTCATTGATTTGTACATAAGCTTTGTATCGTGTATAATTTGTGCACCGAATACTACTATGAGTGCTCCGATGATTATTACTTGAATAGCATGAGCTATAAATGCCATTATTGCTTCCATCCGTTAATCCTCCAACATTTTGTCTATTTGATTGCAACATTCTAATGCTACTGCATTGCATGCTCTGGTTAAGTTTCCAAGGGCTTCGCCCATAATGTGCTCTGCTGCGCATACATCCACGCATTCCTCGTAGTGCACAAGCGCTTTTCTAAGTTGTAAAATCAGGTGTTCCATAGTTAATCCTCCTTCCAATACCAATATTCTATCTTCCAATTGTAGTAGTCAAGGCGTACGTCATTGTCTGTGCCGTCTAAGCAGTTAGCTAGTCTGCAATTACCGAGCTTTGAGTAGTCCCATCCCCACTGATTTGAGTTTGATGCGTATGAGCGGCTGAGCTCTGAGTACTGTTTTGTAGGCCAATTGTCCTGCGAGAATACTATAATAGCTGTCCTGTGCACGCCAGTCTCATGGCACTTATTCATTTCGTCAAATAGCGTTGACGCTGGCTGTTTTACAATCTTTGTCATATTGGTGTTCTTTTAATGATTATGTTACTGCAAAAGTGATGGATATTTTTGACAGTTGAAATAGGTGGATGTGTTTTTTATGCAAATTTTTCTATTAGTGTGAAGTGGTGATATGAGGAGCTGCGAATGGAGATGTTAGCCACTCTTCTTGTGTTACCTCATCTTTATTATTGCCTAATATCTCACCATATTCGAGTATGTCGTCTGTGTAGTACATCCAATCTTCTGCCACATCTGTATAGTCGTCATCGACATCTATCTCAGTTCTCCATGGGCCATAATTAGCTTCGCGCTCTGTTTTGATGACTTCAGCATAGTGTGGCATATATATGTCATCAATTGGCTCAAAGTGCATAATGTAGTATCGTGCCATAACTTTATTCTATTTTACCATTCAACTTGAAGCATTCATTGAGCATTATCTCCAGCTGCCATCTCTTGCTAGCCATAGCTATCGCTGCTGAGAAGCACTTCTTGATGTCCTCAACTCTGTATTGGCTGAGGCCTTTGGCTGTGTACTTAATGCCACCTGCAAACTCTGTGCTGACTACGTCGCCTTCGACCCTAATCTCGTGGTCATATGGTGCTATTTGGATTGTTGTTGCCATAATGCTATTCCTCCACTTTGTATAGGTTGATGCTGCAATTGTAACGGTCCTCAAGGATTGCGTCTGCTACGCCGTTGAGTCTGTTGCTGTCACCCCAAGTGACTACGTACATTGTGTTTGGCTCTATGGTACCTGCCTTGAAGGTCTTCATACCAAAGTAGTCTATAAGCCACTGAGTCTTGTTGGTGTCCTGGAAGTCGGGTGTCTCTACCCACTGGCCAGTCTGCTCCTGGTCTAAGAGTTGCTTGATGATAGTCTTTGCTTTCATTGCTGCTTTAGTTTAATGTTGTACTGTAAATGTAACTGATTTTCCCGACAGTTGAAACAGGTGGGAGTGCTTTTTAGCGTTTTGTTAAAAACTTTTTTCGCCACTGCATTCTGTCTATGGTATGCGCTATGGTCATGTTGGCTGTTGTAGCTGGTAGCCTCATAGTAGGTAGGTTAATGGTAACTGGTAGCCATTGATTCCAATGAGCCTGTGAGGGCAGTGTGCTGCAGAGCCAATTTGAGCCATTTTTCTGCATATAGGCATAGAGGTAGCAAGGCAGGATGCCAGTTAGGCACCCTACCTCTGTGGCTAAAACTCAAACTGCTCTCTGAGCGTTTCTACCACTCGCTGCTTGGTCCTGTCTTCCACAATGGCTATGTAGCCAGTAGCAAAGTTTGACAAGTACTCGACCTCGTCTTTGGAGAATACGCCTGAGTTGGTCATCGCAGTCAACCCTTTGACTACTCGGCTGTTAGCTGCTTGCTTGGCTTCTTCTACTGACTTAAGTGTTTCGCAGCCAGCAAAGGCATTACACACTACTGCTATCACTGAGCCTCTGAGCTCTGTCATCTTGTTTGTCATAACGGTACACATAATTGATTGGTATTAGAGAGGCTGAGTGGCCTCAGCCTCTTCAGTTTGACTTCCTTACTTGCTCTCTTCCTCAGTGGTCTCAGCCTCTGGCTCTTCCATCAACATATCTATATAGATGGTATCATCATTGGCTCTGGTGTAGACTTTCTCGATTAGTCTCCTCTGCTGACCATCTTTGGACTCCTGATAGATAATATATTCCATTGGTCCATCACCATTCTCGATAGCATCCTTAAGGATAGCGGTTATGTGGCTCTCGACAGTGAAGAAGTTGTCGGAACGGTCCATAAGTACGGTCGGCTCTTCTGCTGCATACGACTTGAAAGTGAAATTGCGGTAAACTTGTGTTCTCATAATACTACTATTTTAAATTGTTAAACATGTATATACTATTTAATTAAATCGCTCCACATAGCTCCTCCGCTGGCTGGCACTACTCTGGCTGATGGGTCGTCACATTTGTATAACTCCAGCACAGCCTTCTTCCGCTCGGAATCGCCTTCGAGGATATTAGTTATTTTGTGTGTTCTTTCTGAAAAATCGTAATATACGATTCTAAATTTGCTCGTTTTCATATTTATTAGTACTTTTTCTTATGCAAATATAATCGATTTTTTTGATATTTGAAAATTTATTTTAATTTTTTTCGTATTTTTTTTCGTATTCTTATTTTCTGTTTTTCTTATTTTTTCATATGCAAATATAAGTGATTTTTTCGATATATGAAAATTTTTTGCGCAAATTTTTGAAAGTTTTTTAAGAATTTTAAGGCCCCTTATGGCAGACGGGCCGCCCCTTTATACTATATACGCATATGCTGTCTCAAATCAAAATGTGCGTTTTCGCAGGCCCTCAGGCACAAAGCCTACTACTGCAAAATGCTTTCGAGAAAAATTTTCACATAGCTTGTAAACAAAATAAACAAAGATTTTTGAACTTTTCGACCAATCAAAATGGATGTAAACAAAGTAAACAATAAAATCATCAACTTTTCTGGCAAGCCCCATTGTAAACAATAAACAAAATAAACAATAGTTTCTAAAAACTTTTCGACCAATGACGATTTTTACTTTTGAAGAATAGCGGAAACAATGGAAACAAAGATTTTTTCTTAGAAACAATATAGTTTATTCTTGTTGTTTACTCTAACTCATTAATTTTCAACCACTTTTTGCTCTAAATAAACAATAATTTTTCAACTTTTCCAAAGGCCTTCGTGGAAACAATAAACAAATGGAACAATGTTTCCCTATACTTCCAAGAGCGCTTTTTCATTTCCTCAAAGTAACATAATTGTTACATTAAAGGAATAGCATACTTTACCTTGAAAAGATTTAGAAAATTATTGTTTATTTTGTTTATTTTAATATATAGAATTGATTTTCAACGAGTTAGAGAGAAACAAGACTTTGTTTACTTTGTTTACTTTGTTTCTCGACCATCCCTTGCACCCGTGCACACGCAAAGTCGCTAAAAAAGTTCAAAATTTTCTTTCAACTTACAAAGAATTGTCGTATATTTGCGAAAGCTAAATTTTATAGATATGAGCACAGAGAAATTGGTAAGTCAAATCTCAGATTTACTACCTGAGAAGGAAACAGGCATAAACGCAGAGTTAAACGATAACAGGAGTACGATGGTAAAGGAGAACGCCGAAGACATCGTACGCAGGAAAACCGCTCGAGAGCTAGCAGAAATCAAATACAGAGAAAAAGACCGCCTCAAACGAATGCAAGAAAGAGAGCAAGCTCGCACAGACGCTGGAATCTTACCAGGCAGAACAGCTCACCAGCAAAGGGAAATCGAAGAACAAGAAGCCTTAGTTGCCACCATCGAAAACCTCGAAGAGCAAAACAGTAGTCGTGTGCCAGAGCTCATAAGAGCCAACATGCCTACCGTAACACCGGAGCAAGCTTCAGTGTTACAAACCACCACGCGCAAAGACGTTGTCAAGCTCCTAACATCGCTTAACATCAATCTTAATCTACAGCTCACCAAGAACGACACAGCAAATTTATTGGCTTGTTTATTGACCTGTAACGAAACACAGCTTGATGCTCTGTACAAGAACAAGAAAGTGCCAGTTGCGATTAAAACAGTAATCAAACGTTTGATAGATGATGCTGGCAGAGGCAATATGGGCACAGTCAATATGCTGTGGGATAGGATATTTGGCAAAGCAGGCATGATGTTAGACCTGCCGCAGCAGCAAGCACAGGCGACAGGCATCATCCCAGGTACTCCAATTTCGCGTGAGGCCTATGTCGTCCTGCGTGAGACGATAATAAAATAGAATAAAACGCTCCAGAGAGCGCAGAAAGCGCTCAAATTCGCGTTATTTTTATAAAATCTATAAACTATATGGAAACACTGGCCAAACTTCAAGAAAGCGCTCTGAGCGATTCTCCCCGAAGTAATCTTGTTGACCCAAAAGAGCTCTTACGATTGGAACTTCTCACATCACTCGAGAAGTACACTAAGGCTATGTTCTATGCACAGTACAAACGCCCATTTATAGTATCAAGCCATCATTTGCGCATATTCAAAGCCTTACAAGACGTAGTTGATGGTAAGTGCCGTCGATTGATAATCAACATGCCACCGCGTTATGGAAAAACTGAGACAGGAATCAAATCATTTATTTCATGGTGTTTTGCGCTTAATCCAAAATGTCGCTTCTTGCATCTGTCATATTCAGACATGCTCGTCAACGATAACTCAGACACAGTCAGGAACATCATGCGAGAAGAGCTCTACACAACGCTCTTTCCAAAGTCAGCGCTAGCATCAGACAAAGGCTCAGTGAAAAGGTGGAAGACTAAGGCCGGAGGAGAGCTCTATGCTGTGTCAACTCAGGGACAGGTTACCGGATTTGGTGCAGGTAATGTTGACATCGACCCTGAAAGTGTGCTTAATGACTGGCTAGTCACAGAGGCTAAGTCCTATGAAGAGCTCACACGTCTCAATGAACTGTTTGATATGATTGGAGCCACGTCTAACGTCTTCCAGGGTGCCATACTCATCGACGACCCGATGAAGCCAGAAGACGCAGAGTCAGATATAGTCAGAGAGCGTATCAATCAACGATTCGAGAATACCATACGTAACCGCGTCAACTCGAGGAACACGCCTATCATTATTATCATGCAGCGCCTGCACGAACATGACCTGTGCGGGTACCTCATGGAGAAAGAGCCAGATGAGTGGACAGTCCTCTCGCTTCCAGCCATTCAAGTTGACCCAGACACTGGAGAAGAGAGACCACTATGGGCCATGAAGCACACGCTTGAAGAGCTCTATAAACTCAGAGAGATTAATCCAATTGTATTTGATACACAGTACGGACAAGACCCAACGCCAAAAGAGGGCTTGATGTACTCAGAAGGCTTCAGGACTTATGCTAAAGCAGAGCTCCCAACAGGCAGTAGAGCACTTAATAAGTGGAATTACACAGATACAGCTGACACTGGAGCGGACCATCTGTGCTCAATATGCTTCATTGATACGCCAGAGTACGCATATGTCACAGACGTCCTCTTCTCTGATGAGCCTATGGAGGTTACTGAGCCTAAACAGGCGAGGATGCTTACTATAAATGGCACTGTTGACTGCCTAGTTGAGTCCAATAATGGTGGACGAGGCTTCTCACGCAATGTCAAACGCATACTCCGCTCAGAGTTGAGGAATTTCAGGTGTGCGGTCAATACATTTACACAGACACAGAACAAGAAGACACGTATATTTACTCACTCAGGAAGTGTGCAGAATGACATACTCTTCCCAGAAGGTTGGGAGAAGAAATGGCCGAAGTTCCACGCTGCATTGATGTCTTACAGAAAGGATAATAAGAAGAAAAATCAGCATGATGATGCTCCTGACTGCCTTACTGGTGTATTTGAAATGCATAGTAAGAAAGCAAGGCGAAAGAAAATAAAGTCACGAAACTAAAAAACATGCTAACACTGTTACGCGTTTGTAGTGAAATGAAAAATAAAAGTGTTAAAAATGTATAAATTGTTTTTATTTTGAACTTAATACTATAAATTTACAGCGTGGTGTATATAAAGCCATATCATTTTTGTTCGAGGTCAGTTAAGGGTAGCTGCTCGTAAGTTATTAACTAAATAAACAGTATAAAAACATGGGACTTAATTGTGGGTGCCCAGCTGGAGCACATCTTCCAGACCTTAATATTGCTGAATGCAAGGAGAGCTTCGGACAAATTCAAAAGGTCATTTTCCAGCGTATCTTTAAGTCAGCAGGCGTACGTAATACAATTGCAGACTTGACACAGAAAGCTAGTCTTTCAACACTGCTGTCAGCAGCTGACGGCTCAAAAATCATCGTTTCTCCATATCTTCAGAACCCGACTACAGAGCCTGGCGCTGCACGTACTTTTGGAGGCGGAAATGCATCTCTTGGAGGAGTTGAGATTATCATTGGTACAGAGCCAACTACATTCTCAGCTGTAATGTATCAAGAAAAGCAGACTACAATCGCTACAATGAAGAAGTACATGTGCGAGAACATCGGAGTATATCTCATCGATGAGAACGGGCATATCGGAGCAATTGCTGACAACCCTGAGGACCCAACAGAGTACTCACCAATTCCAATCGGCAAGCTCTTCATTGGAGACAAGAAGCTCGGTGGCTTTGAGGAGCCAGATGGCAATACAATCGAGTGGAGCTTCTTTCCTAACTGGAGTGACAAGCTCGTTAAGGTTAAGCCAGCAGACTACAATCCTCTCACAGACCTCGCCAATGTTGCTTCAGCATAATACGCAATGCTATGAGACCAAAGAAAGCACCAACAGTTAAGTTAGTAGTGGAAAAGAGCGGCATGTCACAGGAGTTCAGCGTTTCGCATGCTGAACGCCTGTTGGACATGGGCGAATTCCTCAACGGAGGATGGAAACTACCAAAGGACAGCAATTACATTTACGACGAAGAGAATGGCCTTAGACTTAAAGCAAATAAAGGAAATACTGCAGAAGCCAAGTAAGAAGGGTTACATCCAGAAGGCAATAGCACTGCAGAAAAGACTCAGATTCCACACTGAGTCCAATATTTCCGTGTTTGATATAAGTCAACCAGCTTCAGAGTTTCTTGACTGGGTCAGGACTTTGCTTCCAAAAGACAAATATCACATATTTCTTCACCTGTTTAAGTTCCCTTTGCAGACCAATGCTGTAGCAGAAGATGTATATAGGGAGCTTGAGCGTGTTTTCCACAGTAGAAACTCATCAGCGTTCTACCAATTTACTAACTCAGAACTTGAAGAAGACTGGGCTATGTATCGTAGAGAGAAGCTAGATGAGCCTCTTATATGGAAGACAACTGGGTGGAAAAGGATGCAAGTATCGCCAAATAGCATACTTATTGTGGACTTACCACAAGAGCAGACTTCTAGCAAACCAGAGCCTTACTTCTATTGGTTAGAGATAGACAATGTAATCGACTATGAGATGGACAGTGACACTGGATTCAAGTGGCTTATATTCAGGCAGCCTGAAAACAGAATAGCTGTGTTTGATGATAGCAGTATGCGTGTCTATCAGCTAAACGAAAAGAACGAGATTACTGGTTTAGTTTCAGAAGCTGCACATGACCTTGGGTATTGTCCAGCAAGATTCTTCTGGTCCGAGCAGCTCAACGAAAGCTGCAAGGACCTCAAGAAGAACCCACTCGTAAAAGAGCTGTCTAATTTGGATTGGTATTTATTCTTCGCTATATCAAAGCAACACTTAGATTTGTATGCTCCATATCCTATATATAGTGCGTACGAGACTGAGTGTAATTTTGAGAATAGCGAAAACGGTGACTATTGCGACGGAGGCTTCTTGCGTAATTCGCAAGGCAATTATAAGATGCTCGCTGATGGAGCAGTTGAGAAATGTCCTTGCTGTAGCGAAAAGAGAATAGCTGGTCCTGGTTCTTTTCTTGAAATACCAGTACCCAACCAGGCAGAGGGCATAGCTGATATGCGTAGTCCTGTGCAGATTACAACTATAGATAAAGATTCGCTCGAATACAACGTGAAGGAGTGCGAGCGTCTTAAAAATGAAATAGTTGTATCAATCGTTGGTTCTGGTGGCAACGTGAGCGAAAAGGAAGCTATCAATGAGACTCAGGTTTCAGCTAACTTTGAAAGCAAAACAGCTGTTCTGAATGCGCTGAAAACTAATTTTGAACTTGCACAAAAGTTTGTAGAAGATACGATTTGCAGACTTAGATATGGTAGCAGCTTCATATCATCGTCTATAAATCTTGGAACAGAGTTCTATGTGTTCACTGTTAAAGAGTTATATAGCAAATATGAGCTCGCTAAGAAAAATGGCGCTACTGTAGCAGAGCTTGATGCTATTACGCAACAGATACTTGAGGTTGAATACAAAAATAACCCTCTTGTATTACAGCGAATGCTTATACTTAAACAAATAGAGCCATATCCTCATCAAACTCTTCAAGAAGTGTTAAATTTGTATAAAGAAGGACTTTTAGAAGAAAAAATGGTCCAACTTAAAATAAATTTCAGTACTTTTGTTGAAAGGTTTGAACGAGAAAATATAAACATCATTGAGTTTGCATCGAACAAGCCAATGCGTGAGAAAATTGAAATTATTCAATCAAAATTACAAGATTATGTTACAGAAATTCAGCCAACAGCAGTTAGACAACAAGAGTCTAGCGGAAGTAGCACAAATTAAAGCTACAGCAGAAGCCGAGAAGGCCAAACTTGAAAAGCAGAAAAAGTCAAATAGCGACTGGACAGACGCTAAACAAGAAGAGCTCGACGAGGTCGTAGAGTTCATTGTGGATATCGAAGATTATATCGAAGAGCGTAAAAAGATGTCTGAGCAAGACAGTGAGCAGCCAGAGACGGAGTCTACTTATGTACCTGCTAAAGGTACTGAAAAGCATGTACACGTTTCAATTGTACGTGGTCAGAAGTATGACCCTAATACTGGTATGAGGATTTCAAAGCCGTATGTACAGATGTTCACATTTGCTGAATGGCAGCTGTTCAAGAAGAGCCACAAGAGACTCGGATATTCTATTGTAGGTGTTCTTCATGACCCGTACGGTGATGCTGCAGGACTTGTTGAGAAGAATGAGAAGAGTGAGTAATCGTTAAATCTGAAAGTTATGTTAACAGTAGAAACACTTAGACAGAATACAGCTTTAGCAGCACTCACAGATGACCAACTCAACGCAATTGCTGAGATGTCAAGAAACGATGAGAATACAGTCATCGGCGCAAGAATCGGTGCTTTGCATGGCCAGTATGATACAGATATATTCAGTATTACTGGCGTAAAGAAAAACGATGGCGAAAAGAGCTATGACTACGCAAAGCGTGTATTAGCTGAATATAAGAGCAAAGTTGAATCAGCAGCATCAATCAAAGCTGAGCTTGACAAAGCAAATGCTGAAGTAGCAAAGCTCCAGACTAAAATTGAGAAGGGCGCAACCGACGAAACACTTGCTCAACAGCTCAAAGATGCTAAGGCGCAGGTGTCGCAGCTTCAAGCAAAGCTTACGGCAAAAGAGACAGAGCTCAAGACAGCCAAGGATAAGTTTGACAAGGACATCAAAGACATACATATTGAGTATGCATTCCAGTCAGCTACAAATGGTCTTAAGTTTAAAGATGGAATCACTGAATCTATTCAGAAGACTTTGCTGACAGCAGCAAAGGCAGAGGTTTTGGCAAAGGGTACGCCTGACTTCATAGAAGATGGAAATGGTGGTAAGAAGCTTGTTCTTAGAGGAACTGATGGAAATATCCTTAACAACCCTAACAACAATCTCAATCCATATACACTGACAGAGCTCATTCTCGAAACTTCAATTAAGGATGTAATCAGCGTAGACCGTCAGCAGGCTGGCACAGGCACAAAGCCGCACCAGACTAGTAAGACTACAGCTACATTCGATATCTCCAGCGCTAAGACACAGGTTGAGGCTTACAGGATGATTGAGAATCATCTTCTTGCTAACGGACTTACACGTGACTCGCAGGAGTTCTCAGAGCAAATTACAAAGCTTGGAACTGAGAACAATGTATCAAGTCTTCCTATTAGGTAAATAACCGAATAATGCTATTGGGCGTAAAAGGGTAATGCACCGTATAGCATCATGTTTAACAAATAAATCATTAACAATCATGAGCTTAGTTTTAACTCGTATTCAAAACACACTCGCTCAGTCAAACATTGACAAGTTTGAGTATCGCGCAAGTAGATACGGTGCACTCGACGCTTTTATGAATCAGTCGAATGACCCTACTGGCATTTTGACGGAGGAGATGAAGGAGAAGGCTAGAACTTCTATCGGAACTATCCTCCAGACACCTGTAATCGACTACGATGCTGATATTACTATTGGCAACACTCGTACGTTGACAATCGCTGATAGCGAGAATACATCTCGTTTCATCACTATCACATTCGCTACATACGCTTGGGGATTCACAATCACTCCTGCTATGTACATGAACAACGAAATCAAGATTCAGCGTGACTTCAACACCAAGATGATGAAGTATGTTTACAAGCTTGCTCAGAAGCTTGATGAGGATGCTCTTGCTGCTCTTGCTGCTAACAAGACCAAGATTCTCAAGAACCCTCTTCTCTACGACTTTACTGGTAATTCAGTGAACGCGAAGTGGACAGAGCGTGAGAATGTATTCGGAGACCTCGAGGTTATGATGGGAGCAAATGACTTTTACGGTCAGCTCCACATCGTAGGAGATGCCGGCGTTCAGAGCATCATGAACAAGCTCGCTCAGCACGGTCTTTACAATGACGTAAACAAGCAGAACGAGTTTGCTGGAAAGGTTGTACACCTTACTAATAACCTTGCTGCAGCTGAAGGCAAGTATGCTCAGGGTTATGCAATCAACCAGGGCTCAATTGGAATGCTTACTCGTTTCGAGCGTGATAGCTTGCTCGGTACACGTTCAGGTGATGGACACGAGTGGGGTATCGCTGAGCTTCCTCTCCTTGGTATGCCAGTAGGTACTTACTTCTACGACTCGGTTGGAGACTACAGCGGAATCGCTGGCGAGGCTACTGCTGATATGGTTCGTACACGTAAGGAGCACTATGGCTTCGCTGTAGACGTAGCATTCATCACAGCTTATAATAGCGACCCTGAGAACAACGCAGGTCCAATCCTTGCATTCAACGTTTCTAACGAAAATGCAGCTTATGGTAAGCCAGTTGTGGTTGTAAACCAGCAGCAAGCATAATCTTATAAGTTGTTATTAACTTTGGCAGGAGGTGGGATGGTTCATGTATTCTGCCTCCTGTTTTTCAAATAGCTACTTTGGTGTAACGGAAGCACAGTTAGCTTTAGTCCTCCACTAACTAGAGACGTTCGAATCGTCAAGTAGCTACAAGTATTAAATTAGCACGTATGATACAAGTTAAGAGAATAGAGGATGCGTTGTTGCATCTTGTTGGATTTGAACAAGATAGTATATCTGGTATAAAAATTAGTGATAGTTTAACTGAGAGTGAAAGCGGATTGTTTTTTCAGCAGGCACATCCACTTATCACACTTACTAACTTATCTTGCATAGCTCCAGATTATGAAAATATGGAACCAACTTCGGATGTTACGCCAGAAATTGACCCGCTGTCTCTGTGGCTTGAGAAGAAAGTGCGTGCTAGCATAACTAAGGTCATTAGCAGATTTATAAATGAGAAACTGGTTAGTAAAACGTCAAATAGCTTATGTGAAAACAAAACGCTGTTTGATGGAACTGGCAGATTATCTGATACTATCTCAAATCGCAAGAATCTTGTTGGATTTGAAATAGTGCCTATTCGTTCAAAAGGTGTAACTACACGTATAAATAGAGTATGCCTCCAGTTCACAATGCCAGGAGCGTATAAGCTATATCTCATGCACTCTAGTTCTTTTACTCCTGTAAAGACTATAGAAGTGGAAAAGAAGACCAGAGGCGCTGAATGGATAACACTCAATGATGTAATACTTCCATATCAAAGTGAACATACTGATGCTGGCGGAAGCTGGTATCTCTGTTATAGACAATCAGAGCTACCAGAAGGAAGTAAAGCTATAAACAAGGATAGAGACTGGTCCAAAGGACCGTGCAGAGAGTGCTCAAGAAATGAATACATATCATGGTCTGCTTGGTCTAAGTTTATAGAAGTGCATCCATTTGAAATAAAGGAAGAAGCAGCAGAGGACGTAGATGGCTCTGTTATTATGTGGGATATTGAGAATAATGAGTATCAATATAACCGCAACTACGGGCTTAACCTTGACATATCTGTGTATTGTGACCTTACAGACTTTATCATTAGCGAAAAGCATCTTTTCCAAGAAGTGATAATGAAGCAGTTCGCTATAGATATACTACGTGAGTTTGCATACAATCCTAATGTGAGAACAAACAGGCATTCTATAAATGCTTCTAGGATGGATATTCTTTATGAGCTTGATGGTGACTCTTCATCTATGAAAAAGTCAGGTTTAAACTATCAGCTTGAACAAGCGTTGAAAGCTATTAATATATCTACACAAGGACTTGATAGAATATGTTTACCTTGTAGAAACAATGGTATAAAGTATAAAACAGTATGAGCCAGAAATTTTATAACGCTTCTATTCGTAATCTCGAATATCGTCTTAGAAAGTTCAGAGATGAACTACCTGAGATGCTAGAAGATGTAGTGTACGAAGTAGAAGACGTTATAGTTTCTGCGATAGCGAACGACCAGCTCTATAGGCGTGGTATTACTGGAAAGGGAGTAAAGATTACTAGCTATGCTCCTTATGCGGATAGGACAATAACTGCTAAACAGAGAAAAGGCCAACCGACTACACGAGTAACTCTTAGGGACACAGGAGACTTCCATAAAGGAATGCATGTTGTTTTTACTAACGAATACCCGGGAGGTTTCTATATAACTTCTAGCGATAGTAAGACTGAGGAACTTGTAGATAAATATGGTCCGGAGATTTTCAGATTAACCAACGAGAATTTTAATAGAATATTACGAGTACACATACGTAGGCGTTTACAAAAACGTTTAAAGAATAAACTAAAAGGGCTATGAGAGAAAACACAGTAAGGATTAAATTCAAAGATAAGCCTGTTCTCTTAGATAAAGTGCTTCAGGATATTCAGAAAGCATTAAAAGACAAACTATCTTGGCTCGACTACGCGTTTGGTAAATCATATAAGATGGTCGAGCACAGGTCTGATGGTAAAAAGTTTATTTATCCAGCTGCATATAATGGAAATGGAGAATACGTATCGCTTTTGCCAAACGATAACTACGGTAATTTTTCGTGGTTTGATATTTATGACCCGCAGGATATAGTTGACAATATACAATCAAGACCTCAGTTTACCTTTAGTGGAGCCTTGGTGTTTTGGTATGACCTCAGCAGTATATATGAAGACAGGTCTGTTATTTATTCTGAAGAGGTTAAAGACGAGATAGTAAGGCTGCTAACTACTCCTGGATTTATCAAAACAAATAGCAAATTGACCATAGATAGGATATACGAGAGGCCTGAGAATATATATAAAGACTACGCTATAGAAAAGATTTACGATAGTTACTCGTACAAAGGCGAAGGTATACAGAGCATAGATAAACAGTTTTTCGTATATCCGTACTCTGGCCTTAGAATAGAATTCACATTAACAACTAGAGAATTATGCCAACATTATATCATATAATTACAATCGCTTTAGTATCAGCATTTGTCATTCAGCTTATTGGCAAAATAGGATTTAGAGATTTTATAATCGAAAGAAGCTGCAAATTCATGTCTAAGCTTTTTGGGTGTGAATTTTGTCTTTGTTTTTGGACTAATTTAGTTATATGCCTGTTGTTAATCATAATCACGGGTAATTTTGCTTTATTGGTTGTACCTGTATTATCAACTCCGCTAACGAGATACATTGTATGAAAGCAGTAGTAATAAACAACAAAAGATTGCTGTTGTACGACAGCATCGATGAGCTGCCTATTATAAATTTTCAGAAGTACAACAAGTATCTTCTCATAGATGCTGGCATAGGCTCAGATGTAAATGATATCGACCAGCATATTTCAAAAATCGCTAAATACATAAAGAGCAATAAATCACTAGCTATACAAGAGTTGCAAAACATGAGGCAAAATCTATTTATGATAGCTAGTAATATTTCTCCTAAGTATTTGGCTTTTGCTGCTTTGATACATAGTGTAGATGGTAAGAAGGTTGAAGACCTATCAGACAATAATCTAAAAGCTTTGCTCGATGACATAAAGACAGTTAAACACTCTTGGCTTATACATATGTTGGCCGAGATTAAAAAAAAAATACAAGCAGAGCTAGAACTTTACTTTCCACAAGAATTCGTAAATGTTAAGGAGAAAGAGGCATATGATAGATTGAAAAGCAGAACTCTATTAGTTTTAGAGAGAGTCACAGATGGCAAAGATACTTCCTCAGAGATAAACGCAATAGACGACTATCTTTTCAATCTACATAAGCCCAAATCATTTTTGGGAGACGAGTCAGTAGAGATAAAATACGATAAGCAGTTTGAAACAATGTGTCTTATCATTTCTCAAAAAGCGAACCAAGATGCAAGAAAAATGACTGTGTTGCAGTTTTACAGTTCTTTGGAGAATATAAAGCAGCAAACAGAAGCAGAACAAAGGGCATATAAAAAGCATAAAAGATAGAACACATGGAAGAGGTAATAAAAGAGAGTGATCTTATACAACTAGATGGCACGATCGAAAATCTAATAAGACAACTCAGTGAATTGAATACTGCATATGGCAGTGTTGTTGAGTTAGTTAAAGCAGGCGCTGAAAATATAACCAAATCTCTTAGAAGTGCGAGTGGTGCTACAAGAGAAGGTAGAAAAGTAATTGACGAAGCTACTTTAGCTGCTGAAAGATATCAACGTGCACAGAACGAACTAGCTTTTGCACTATCCGATACTGGACAGCAAGTTGCTATTCTTAAAATGATGACCAGGGACGTCAACAAAGCCACTGTAGAACAAAATAGACAGTTGGCTTCAGCTAGTGATTCTTATGCTAGAATAAAAGCTGAAGTCAAAGAATTAACTGCTCAATACAGAAGCCTTTCTGCAGCCGAGCGTAATGAGTCAGAATTTGGTGAGCAAATAATTTCTGAACTTCGCGCAAAAAATGCGGAACTCAAAGCTTTAGATAGCGCGATTAAGCCTGTAGTAGAGCAAATGACCCGTCTTCAAAAAGCTGAAAAAGAATTAGCTTATTTACAATCAGAGGAAGGCCAAAGGCTTCTAGAAGTAAAAAGGCAAATTCGTGAAGTTACTGCAGCACGTAAAGAAGAAAAAGCAACTGTAGACCCGCTAGCTGCCGCACAAGAGAAGTTAGCAAAAGCTAGGTCAGACGAAAATGAGCAACTTAAGGTCCTTGCACTGCAAACTAAACAGGCTAATACAGAAGCGCAGCTTAAAGCCAAGTTAGCTATAGCTGAGAAAGGCTCGTATAATGAATTGGCAGCTACATATGACTTGGTGAAGTTCAAAATGAAAGGCCTCAATGTTACTACCGCTGAAGGCGCTGCTGAGCTGGAAAGGCTCCAAGAGCAAGCTAGGCAGATGTATGCCGAGATGAGACGATTCCAAGAAGCTACGGGTGTATATACTCTTGGAGTGGGTGACTATGCTCAATCTTGGGGTGGTCTAGGATACTCAGTACAGCAGGTCGTAAGAGAACTTCCTACTGCTACCGTGTCACTTAATACTTTTTTCTTAGCTATTTCTAACAACATACCTATTCTCGTAGATGAAATAAATAGAGCTAGACTTGCAAATAAAAATATGCTTGCACAAGGAAAAGAAATAGTACCAGTTTCTAAGCAAATTATTAAAGCTTTGTTTTCTTGGCAGTCAGCTCTCGTAATAGTATTAACTGCTTTTTCTGCATACGGTAAAGAGATTTTACAGTTTGTGAGGGATACTTTCAAAGGCAAAAATGCTGTTCTCGAATTAGCTAAAGCTACAAAAAATATAGCTGAAGAGATGGAGAGTACAAATGCTAATTACGGTGAAAACATGCTTACTCTCCGTAAATTACGTGAAGAGTGGGATACTCTTAGAACAGAGGCCGAAAAAACAAAGTGGATAGAAGATAATAAGGATGCCTGGCAACAACTTAACGTAGCTGTATACGATACATCTGACGCAGAAGCTCTTCTTATCGAAAATACTGCGGCTATAAAGAAAGCTTTCCAAGATAGAGCTCGCGCGGCGGCTTCATATAAAATTGTGCAAGAGAAATACGAAAAACTTCTGCAAGAGGAAGAGCAGCTTAGACAAATTCAAGCAAAAGGCGCGTCAGCATTTAGAATGCAGGGTATGCAAACTGGTATGACTACGCCAGCTATGTCTGGCAGCATAGGCTCAGCAGCTGTACCTACTAGAATTATTACTCCGCAAGAACAATACGAAGCAGCAATCAAGGCGCAAGAAGAAAAAATACAGGGGATGGAAAAAGAGATTGACTTGTATTATGAGTTAGGTAGAGCGGCAGAACAAGCTAGCAATCAGGTGCTCGGCATATATACAGAACCTGATAAGGAGAGTAATGACCGCGAGAAACAGCTTCGCGACCTTACTGACTATATTAATAATATGAAGCTAAGAGTTGCCAAAAAATACACATCATCAATTACTGAACTTGAACGAGACGAATTTGCTAAACGCAGAAAAGAAGCACAGGAAGCCTACGATACAGGACTTATAGACCTTCAAAATATGTATGATAAAAATGAGCGCATTTTAGCGGATGCAGATAATAAGTATAAAGAACTCACAGATGAGCAACTTGAAACTATTAAAAATGCGCAGGAATGGATTGGCGAGACTATTATAAATTTGCGTAAAGAATATAGTCAGACGTTAGAAGAAATTGACCGTGATAGAGAAATTAATAGTCTTAAAATACTTGAGGAAGGCTTAAATCTTAGACTTAGTGCTGTAAAGAAGGGTTCGCAGGAAGAGGTTGCCATACAACTTCAGCTGCTTCGTAAACAAAGGCAAATAGCATTATTAGAAAATGCGAAATTACCAGAAAGCCAAAGAGTATCAGAAGACGATATAAATGCAAGCTTTAATAAACAAGCAACTGATATAGGAACAAGCTACGCTCAAAATACTTTTGAACAACGTTTAGCTCTCGAGGAAGCTAAATTTAAAGCAGTACAACACACCGAGCGTGAAATTACCCAGTTTACGTTAGAGCAAGAGCGCAAACGTTGGCAGGGCCAATTAAATTTTGCCAAAGTAGGATTACTCGATTGGTCACAAGCTCAAATTGAAACAGCCGAAGCTACTGTAGCTAGTGTTGATAGAGAATTAGCTAAACTTTCAGGGTTCCAAGGATTTATAGGCCAAGTAGCAGATAAAGGCTTAACGGGTGGAATACTTGAGTCTCTTGGTTTTGACAACGCTTCCATTGACGCGTTCCAGCAAGCAGTTAATACTGTAATAGCTAATATAAATGCTATTGTAGAAGCCGAGATTGAAGCAGCTGAAGCTGCAGTAGAGGCAGCAGAAGAACGTGTAAATGCCGCACAAAGTGCCTACGACGCGGAGATTGAGGCACGTAATAATGGTTACGCAAATAGCGTAGAAACAGCTAGAAAGGAGCTTGAGCAAGAGCGCAGGAATCAGGAAGAAAAACAACGACTTCTTGAGGAGGCACAAAGACGCCAGGAACAAATAAATAGTATTACTCAATCATCGTCACTTATTACAGCTGCTGCGCAGCTATGGAGCACTATGTCGTCAATACCTGTTGCAGGTCCAGGCTTAGCTATAGCAGCAATAGCTACAATGTTTGGTTCTTTCATCGCAGCTAAAGCGAGAGCTAATCAAATAGCTTCACAGGAATATGGTGAAGGAGGTCTTGAATTCCTTGAAGGTGGTTCGCATGCGTCAGGAAACGATATTGACCTGGGCGTGAATAATAGGAAAAACAGACGAATGAAAGTAGAGGGCGGCGAAGCACTAGCTATTATAAATAAGAAAAATACCAAGCGTTATAGAAAAATTCTGCCTGACGTAATTGAAAGCTTTAATGACGGCACTTTCCAAGATAAATATATTAAAGCCTTTACAAGTCCTAATGGCGTGTCTATGTTCTTTGAGCAACCTGCTTCTATAGACTTGTCTCGTATAGAGAACGACGTGCAGAATATACGTAAACAGAATGAGCTAAGAACATCAGTTTTACCAGATGGAACAGTTATAACACAATATAAAAATGTTAGGCGCATTATACGCAAAAGTTAAAATATGTTAAAAATTTTTATATTACAAATTTTTATATTATATTTAACTGTTTTTTAAAATTTAGGGTATGTATCCAAAGTATAGGTTTTTTATAACTATCGATAATGACACTAGACAGGTCTTTCCTCTTTACGGGGACAAGACCAGTCTTGTTTATACTTTGGAGAAAGAGCAGCAACTTTATAGGACAAGCTTAAATGGCGAATTTAAATTCCTAAAAGACGACTTTGATTTTATATTATCGAAGCCTTTTGACTCAGATATAAATATATCGATCGAGAGATCAGTTGATTTTGGTAAAAATTATTCTGAATATTTCCAGGGTAAATTTGTAAGAACTGATTGTACAATAAATGAAGTCGATAAAATACTTAAAGTTTCAATAACGCCGATTGATGGGTACGAAAATATAGTAGCCGGTCTAGATAAGGAATTTGATTTGATAACACTGGCCCCAGCTATGCAGGCTATTAATTTATATAAGAGACCTGCTATTCAAGTATACGTAGAAGGCTCTGATGTGTTAACTTCATTTATAGGTGGTACTTATTTTGAGCAGCCATCTGAAGTAGTATTTGAGGGGGATTCTAGATTAGAGCAGGGTAGCTTTTATAAAAATTTTTATATTAAAGAAGTTACTGTAACAGGTATTTCTATCTATGCGGGTAAATACATAAGTGAAAAAGGCTATACATATAAAAATATGGTTGAGCACGCTTTTTTTACGCATGTAGATAACTCAAATTACCAATTAGAATTTTATATACGTGAACAATTTTCTGATGAACCGTGGGAAGGCCCGATAGATACAAGTAAATATTACTTCAAAGTAGTTCGTTTAATAGATAAGTCAACTAATAAAGTCATATATATAAAGGAACGTAATACTGCAGCAGATTATTATCAACCAAATGAATCTATTTCCTTAAGCCCCACTGATGAATTTAATAATTTAGGCGTTATATATTTTTCTTACGCTGCAACAGGAGTATACGCTAGAATTTTATTAGATGTAGATAACTATAAAGGCAAAGAGACTTATGAAATACCTTCAGACGACATAGTACACAATAGTATGAACTATGAGAAATGCTTAGGCATAGATATTAGTCGAAATATCAGCATTTCAGCTGCTTTAACTGAAGAGCCAACTGAGTGGGGCTTATACCAACCAGGCCAATACTACGTAAAGCCCTATACTGTCTTAACTTCTCAATTTTACCCGGTAGGTCGTTCTGCCTGGCTGCGTAATTCTATTTGGTATACTCCTTTGACTTACGAAGAGCAGGTAGAATATGCAGGCCGAAAAGAATATACACTAAGGCACGCGTATACTTTAGCTGGCTGTATAAAGGTATTACTGGCAAAAGTAGCGCCTGAATTAACATTCGATGAGACACCTTTATGCTCTCGATTCTTCTATGAAGATAAGAATCCAGTATCGCAAGATATTTTTAGGCTGTTCATAACGCCTATGTCCAATATAACAAAAGGCGAATATGACCAACCTGCGCAAAAGGCCCTAATAACTTTGCGAAATATATTCGATATGCTTAAGTCATGCTATAGATGCTATTGGTTTGTAGAAAGAGGGTGCCTTAGAATAGAGCATGTGAGTTTTTTTAGGAATGGCTTAAATTATTTAGCTTTAGCTAATTCAGGGATAGACGTATCAGATATAATAGAGCCTAAAACTAAAAAAGCATGGACAACAGCCGCTAATTCTTATCGTTTTGATAAACTCGATATACCTGAGTACATGCAATTTAAATGGGCTGATTCAGTATCAAAACCTTTTGAAGGCTATCCTATAGAAGTGCTGAGTAATTATGTAGAAAAAGGTAATGTCGAGGAAGTTAACGTACAAAAATTTTCATCGGATGTAGATCTAATGCTACTTAATCCAGAAGCTTTTTCTAATGACAATTTTGCAGTATTAGCAGCCGTTCAAGATGAAGGCTTATATAAATTACCTTTTTTAGAAACGACTGTAGATGGGTACGAATATATACTGCAGAATGGTTTGTTAGCATTCGTAGATTTACAGCCAAAATATTATACAAAAGACTTACCCGCTAGAAAAGTAAAGATTAATAATATACAGTATATAGCAGATACAAAGGATACGAGAAGAAATAAGCTGCAGGACATAAAATTTCCAGTAGGCCTGAGCTTAATAAATCCCATGCAGCTAATTAAAACCAATATAGGCGGGGGGCTAGCAGACAGTGTATCTATTAACTTATCAAGTCAGATAGCTCAAGCAACACTACGATATGATAACGAATAATAACTTTTCAGTACTGCCTTGGTACTCATCTTTACAGCAGCAGCACCACCGTAAAAAGTACGCTTATGGCCAAGTGTATACGCTGCCTGTTTCTACTAATAGACTCATACCTTTTCAAGTTTTGTTGCCTAAAATAAATGAGCCTTCTATTTCATCTTATAGTATCCAAATATATGATCTAGATGATAATAAAGTTGGAGGCAATAGAATAAATTCATTTATTAGTAGCGGTTTGGCTCTATATTCTACGAATTTCTCAGACTATTCAGCCCTAGTATATACCGCTACAAATGATTTAGATTTTGCTTTGCCTTTTGGTCAATATTACTTTGAAATATCTGATGGCGCAACTAAATGGTATTCAGACGTATTTACAGTTACTGATATTTCAAGTTGCGTAAAAGTAGAATGGTGGGATAACCATGATTTTATTATGGACCAAGGCGTTATATTTTACGGGGGTAACTTCAGAAATATCCTATACATCGATACTCAAATAGGTAGGCCTAAGTATACGTATGAAGAAGAAGGCGATGATAGAGACGGCATATTTTTTGCTGAAAAGCAAATATCTGAGAAAGTTTATAACTTCAATTTTTTAGGCCCCGAGTTTATTTGTGACGTGACTAGATTTATACGCCTATCAGATAATGTGCTGATAAGTGACGAAAACGGCGTATATAACTGTACAAATATAGTTATCGAAGTAGACTGGCTAGAGCAAGGAGACCTAGCAGTTTTAAGTACTGAATTTAAAGTCGGCACAGTAGCAAAAAAAATAGCTCCTGGATTCGATGATTACGATGAAGGATATAATGACGACTATAGCATAGATTAATTATGGATTACGACCAGCTACGATTAAAGATACAAAATTCCATAAAAGGAAATGCCAGCAGAGAAATTACAGGCTTTTTGCTGCAGGAAGTTCTTTTGTCTATGGTTGATATATTAGGTGCGGATATCATATCTATAACTACAGGCTCTACGGGCAAAGCGACAGATTCAGATAAACTTGGAGGTTACCCAGCTTCTCACTATGCAACAGCTGCTTCAGTAACCTCTCTTGCTGATCTCCTCGCCTCCATGTGGTCCCTCGATGATGACGGCAACCTTGTGACCGACCGGAATGTCATCATCAAGAACAACTTGATAGTGACTAAGGATACATCCACTGGCGGTACGGGCGAAGACCAAGGCGTGAGCGGTACGGTGACAGGCATCCGCGTAGACGCTGACACTATCCTTGAGCCGACTAACGGTATCGTGGATATGAGCGATGTGCTCGCGAACCTTGAGGTGGATGTGGACTTGTCGGATTACTATACGAAGCAGGAGACCCTTGCGGAGATAGCGAAGGCTATTGCAGGGGTTGACATTCCTTCGTTAGAAGGGTATGCCAAGCTGACCGATATTCCTTCACTTGATGGATACGCGAAGCTGACGGACATTCCTTCGTTAGACGGCTACGCTACGGAGGCGTATGTCACGGACGCTATAACCGCGCTGAATCTCGGTCAATACGCAACTACGGCATCCCTTGCCACCTTGCAGACCGAAGTAGACAACATAGAAGCCATCCTCGGAATGGATGAGGAGGCTGCGGGTGTCATCAACACTTGGAACGAGGTCAAGGCATTCCTTGACGGATACAGCAGCTCTGATGACCTTGCTGCTATCTTGTCTACCATGAATGCTGACATAGCCAAGAGAGCCTTGGATTCCGATCTTGGCACTCTTGCAGGAAGG